TCAGTACTCCAGAGTTCCGGCCTTCCAGTCAGGCTTGAGAGTCATCGACATAGGCTCCTTGAGCTTGATACGGAAGTACTTCCGCACAGCGTATGCTCTGCCTACCGCTCTACCGGCGATAGTGGTCTTGTGAGGCGTACCGAAGTATTCCTTGAGGATCGCGTTGATGTGTCGCAGGTGCATGTTGGCAGAGCCGGATGCAGCCCCGCCCCGCCACGCGTCCTCGGGCACGCCCTCGCTCTTAGCAAGCTCCTTGATAGACTTGCCTGTGACCCACTCGAACACCATGCTCGCAGTGACTCGGTGTGCTTGGTCCTGAGAGAGCTGTCCCAGGAACTCTCTGGTGAGCCGCTCCCACTCGACACGAGCCGGGTTCTCGCTGACGACGAACGACTCGAGAGTCAGGGGGACCAGCCCTCTCTGGTCTCTCGGGCGCACCATTGCAAGTACGGACTCATCGCGCTTAGGCGGCTCCGCCGTACTCGTGAATCGAGGGTTCTCGTTGGGGAACTCCGCCTCAAGCATCCGCTCGAGGTCTTCCCTGTCTGTCTCTGCCACCGCGCGTTTCCTTCCGCCTCATGGGGTCGCTACCATTATACCATATTAAAAGAAAAAGGTGGGGCCGAAGCCCCTACCTTTCTCTTGACTACGAGTACGACTCGATGTTGTTGATTACCGAAGTAATCTCATCCAGGTCAAGACCGATTTCCAGCCCTCGATCATACAGAGCCTGCTCCCAGTTGGGATAGCCTGCAGTCCTCATCTGCGCACCAATGGCAAACAGTTTCTGGTTACGACCGCCCTTGACGAACCGTCCGTTGAGTTCAGTCTTAAGCTGGTCATGGATGATAACAAGATCATCCGGATCGATATCGGTCTTACTCGTAGCCCTCGACAGTCTCCGAAGTCGTCGACTGTCTCGAGCATTCGAGATCAGTTCGAACAACGACTGAGGGAGAGGAGCGATCGGAAGCTTGTTCCACTTCTGACTAGGGAAGTGAAACAGGATACCTGTACCCTTGATGTCTACTCCAGGAAGCAACCCGATAATATCGGGGAGCTCATCGTACCCGCGTGTCTCGTGCCACTGAGTGTACGGGATGCTGTACACTACGTGATAGCCGTTACCGCTCTTCGACGTCTCTGCAAGAGACCTCGTGAGACGCAGAGCGCCTGAAGTTTCGACTCCGCCGTTCTTACCGTCGATGTCGATACCTACGAGTGGTACGGATCGCATCACCATACCGAACGGCATACCGTATCTGTCGTAGTACTTGAGCGCACGACGCGGCTTGAATGCTCCGCGATCGTGGTTCTCCATGTACTCCTTGACATTCCATCCCGACTGAGTCTTCCCATTGGGATAGAGCCTGATCAGATCGAGTGTCTTGTCGTATGACTGAGTGATCTCGGGCGCGACCGGCTCTGTCTCTGTGTACTGTTTCTGGTCTTCAAACCATTGTGTCATGACTAGTCCTCCAGCACTGCAGAGTCTACCTCTGAGTGCTCTAGTTGTCCGCCCATCATTAGGGTCTGGATTGCGTTCTCTGTATCCGTTGCGATTCCTACAATGCAGAGCCGAGTGGTCGGCTTGCCTTCAGGACGGATGGTCTTTCGCTTTGTCTCGAAGCTATCCCCCAGGGTCTGGAGGATGTAATCATCCTCCATATTTCTGTAGCCGTTATTCTCGAGCCACGACCGATAGCTGGTCATGAACAGATCTACCGGCATCTTCTTGTCGACGATCGTCTGGAGGAAGCCCATGTCCCTCAGACTCATCCACTCCAAGAACCGGAGAATCGGACTCATGTTCCAGATCGCTGTCATCTGCATGTCGAGAGACTCTGCGGTCAGAGCGAGCTTCTCGTCCAGCTCGTCCTCGTTAACCCAGTGGTCTAGGAGAAGCTGTAGCAGAGCTGCGAGCATGTCCTCGTGCAGCATCTTCTTCTCGAACATCAGGTCCTTCGGATACTTGTTCGGGAACTTAAACCGCACGAGTCGAGCCTGCAGAGCAGCAGACTTGTCACTGACCTTAGGCTCGTGCTGCAGACCCTCGAGGAACAGAGCGTTAGTCTGAACCTCGAAGGGCATGTTCTCGTACTTGAGCTCGATATCGAGAGGCTCTCCCGCAATGAGAGTCTTTTCTGTACTGGACTCCTTGATGAATTCCTTGGGGCCGTCGAACACGATGTTCATCAGCTTGTTATTCAACGACGTCATGATGACAGACTGACGAGCCATCTCCTGTCGCTTCACTTTGCTGACGTTACTCTTGCCCAGCAGGTTGTACAACATCTTCATCAGAGTAGACTTACCATTACGTCCATTACCAATGAGGATGATATACTTAACGGCACTCCACTTAGGTTGAAGTGCCGTTGCCAGATGGTGGAGCAGAGACACTGCTCCCTCCTTGCTACCTACCCATTCCTGGATCGTTCCGAAGAGCTCCAGGGCAAGTGACTTGTCCTCGAGCTGGTACGGAACGTCAAGATAGTTAGCTACGAAATCTCCTGTGGGTTCTGTGAACGTCCCGTCGCTCTGCAAGAGCGCTACTCGCTCTGTGCCGATCCGAACGAGGATGCCCTCGGAGTCGTTCGCAGCAGTGGCGAACTGACTCAACATGAGACGGAACCCTACCTCCTCGCTAGGCGCTCCGAAGAGAACTCCCGCGATATGGTTAGCCAGGAACCGTACCATCTTCTTGTCTAGCTGAGTCCACACCTTAGTGTCGGCTCCTTGAATGTCTTCGATCTTCGCTGTCATGAAGTGAACCGGCATATAGAGATGTCCTTGGTATTCGACCATCTCAAATGATTTGGCAAGTGCTCTCGCCGCATCGGCTCGCTCCGCTGGCGTCCGGAGATTAGGCATGTGTGTCCTCTCTGAGGGGGAGGTAGGAGCGACCTACCTCCCCCGTACGTTACTGCTTCTCGATCGCGGGGAATGCTTCACGCAAGACGATATCGTGCTCAGGTGTGAAGTCCACGAGATTACTCATCTGCAGCAGCTCGATCTTATCTTTCGCTAGCTCGACAGTGGCTCTGTCGCCCTTAACGATCTGATCAACGAGCTTCCTCTTGACTTCGTAGTCATCCATTATTATACCTCAAGTTCACGAGTAACGGGCGGTTGAATCTGGTTACTTAACTAGTTACTCGAAGCTCGCCGTAATGACGAGCCGTTCCCGCTTATCAGCGGTTCCACGAGGGAGGATGCGACCGATGAGCTGACGACGCTTAGCGTTGTCACCTTCGATGTCATCCAGGATGAGCATGCTCGTACACACCTTGTCGATACCGTCTACGCCCGTTGCCAGGGCAGTCGTACCGATCAGCCAGTCTGCGCCGTCAACAGCGCTGAACGCTCGGATGATGTCGTCCACGTCTGTGGTCTTAGTGTCACCATCAATGATTAGAGCGTTCTCTACCGAACCGTATAGCGCATTAGCTACCGTCTTGTGCATACAGAAGACAAGCCACTTAGTGCGATCGGGATACTCTTTCATCATCTTGAGGATCTTGTCGATCACCGGCTTTCTGATTGAGCCGTCCTCGTCAATGAACATAAGATCGGTGCGCTTGTGGCGCTTCTCCATGTCACTGTTCATGAGCCGATGATGACGCTTACTGTAGTTCACAGTCTCGAACACACTCAGGTCGGGCCTTGGTAGCTTGAGCTCTCCGGGAGTCCACGTTGCCGTGTCCTCGACGTAAGAGACCCAAGGCCGAGCAACCAAGAAGTCGATAGCTGATTCGAACTTCTTGAAGCCCGTGATCGTCGGATAGTAAGAGAACCTGTTCGGCTCAGTCGTGCAGTGCTCCGTGAACCACTGCTCGTACGAGCTGATCGGGTTTGTCTCCCCGATGATGTCAATACAGAACGCTCGCTCTGGCTTGTTGTAGTTCGGAGTTGCCGAACACATAACCAATGCAGGCATGCTGTCTGCCATACGGTGTAGACGCTTCCATCCATCTCCAGTACGTGATCCCAGCATGTGGACCTCGTCGATGATGAATGGCTTCCGCGAAAACTTTTTTCTTTCGCGGAACGCCTTGTGCGACATCAGTTCTACGTGGATACCGAGAACGTTAGCATCTCGCTGCCATGACGGATGCGTCTTCGGGGGTGCGACGATGTAGACCTCGTCGTACCCCCGAGAAGCAATCTGAGCTAGACTCGTCTTGCTCTTGCCCTCACCTGTCGGGAAGAGCAAGAGCTGGACTCGAAGCACAGGCAGGTTCTTACCTGCCTTACCTGGAGTGAGACCATCCCACTGGTTGTGTGCTTCGGTCTGGCTCTCCTTCCACGTCTCGAAGCGCTGGCCCTCCGGCTTGTGGGCGTCGGCAGCTCGGAAGAGCCGTTCTGCCTTCGCCCACGTCACCCCTCCCAGCTCAGTCGTGTCACGCACTGTGGTCCCGACCGTCGCTGCCCATGATGGTATACGAGTTCATCGCGTCACGCTCTGCGTCGCGCTCGACGTTCTCGTATGGGTGACGAGGCTTTCCCTCGATGACAACCTCGGTTACGTTGACTCCGTGCTCCTGCAGGAGTGCCGCGATCGCGCTGGTCTTGCTGCCCTGCTTACCGCGTCTCTTGATCTCTGCGTATTCCTTTGCAGTCGTTGCTCCGATCATGTCGTCACCGATCACCTCGCGAGCGATCTGCATGTAGCCGTCGATGTCATTGTAGTTGTCAGCGTAGTCCGGCATCTTACCCAGACGATGGATCTTCGTCAGGACGTAGAGGATCGGAACATCGTGCGGCTCGATCGCTCTCGGCGGCGTACCGAGGTACGCATTGAACATCGCAGCCTGCTCCCGCATGTTGGTGACTCGGTCACCGTACGCGGCGCGCCCGTCGAGGATGCCAGGAGCAGGAGTGGTCTCTACTGCCTCTGCTTCTGCAGGAGATTCGTCTCCGAGAGTACGGACGCGGCCGTCCTCATCAAGGCCCTGCCCCTTGCAGTAGAACCGATCGTGCCACACGTGGGAATCGTGAACTTCCTTCTTGAAGCAGTGACGCTCGATGGTGTTAGTTGGAGTGCTCATTGGTTTCTTCTTCCTGTTCACTATTCGCAGAGGCCTGTGCCTTCTGCATGTCGTTGAGCTTCTGCTGAAGCTCTCTTCTCTCGGTGGCGGTCATGCCACCGAAGATGCCTGATCTACGAGAAGTCTCCTTCTCATCTACCAGTGCTTTGGCCAGACACTTAAGTCTGACCGGACAGTCTGCGCAGATCTTCTTCGCCTTCTGTGTCGACACCATGTCCTTGGTAGTCGGAAAGAAGATCTCGGGATCAGAGTATGCGCATGCTGCTGTGTCCATCCACTCCTCTCGGAGCGGAGATTCGAAGGCTACACCGTCTGAGTAGATTCTAGCGACCATGTTCTTCCTTCCAGGTTATCGAGGACATAATCGCTCAGGAGCTTATTGATGTCCTCATCCATAATACCTCTACGCAGCGCAACACGTGCTGCTGATACTCGGTCTGCGTGATTAGAACTCTTCGAGAACCTATTCACGTGAAACAGCTTGAGCAGGGGTACGGTCACGATCTGCTTCATCCCGATGTTATCGATGATGACAGCTCGAGGTAGAACTTCTTCAAGCCTGTCTACCATAGCCAGCATAGCCTGGTCCTGATAGAGGTTCATACCTCGTTGACGGTAGCCCTCAATACCGAGGAATGTAGCCGCTTGATTACTACCTAGCGGTTCTAGTGTAGAGACCTCAATGTCCTTGAGGAACTCCTCATCGATGATCGCCTTGTTTCGCTCACGTCGAGTGACGTTGTTCCAGACCTTCGAGTAGACATGAAGCTCTCTACGATCGAAGTCTAGACGGAGAGCGGTCAGAGCCGTGTCCACGATACCTGGATCGACACCCTCAAGAACGAGGTCAACCATTGTGGTTCTTCCAGGATGCTACCATGTCATCGAGCTCACTGGGAATGAAGCCAGGGATAGCGCTATCCTTGTACTCCGTGATGGGTGCAGACATGTAGCCGAGACCCTTGAAGTACTCGAGCTGCTTGTTGTTCTCTTCTGCTGTGAGGTCCTGTTCGCTGACGATGCCTAGGCTGATGAGGTTCTGCCACTCAGCCTTGGTCTCCTCGATGCCGAGACCTCGCCTGCCAGTGAACTTCTCGATGAGAAGTTTCTTTACCATGTTGCACTGCACGCAGTTCGGCTTGGACCAGAGAGTGATGGGAGTGTTCATTGTATTCCTTTTGTTGGTACGGTGGGTCGGACCGTAGCCCGACCCACCGTTGCTTACTTGATGTATCGGTACGCAGACTTGACTTCCACATCGAGCGGGAAGTTCTTCAGTACGCGCACGTCGGTCATGGCCTTCTGCATGGCGGACTTGACTTGTTCCTTAGTCCATCCGCCCTCTTCGGGCCACCAGTCGACGTTGATCTCGTCATGGAACTGCCCGCAGATAACTGCATTAGGACAGTCCTTCAGAAGCTCTCGGAGATTCAAGAGGCTGTCGAAGAACAGCTCACGACACAGTGACTGAGTGAAGATACCAGACAGCTTACCGCCGTAGATGCTGTAGTACAGCTCAACCTCACGACCGAGTTCTGCACTCTTCTTAGCAGAGCGCGTCTCATCTACTACGAGCCACAGCCCCTTGGGGCTAAAGCTCTTGGCAGGCTTGTAGTAGCAGAGCTTCCCCTTACGGAAGTGAGCTCCATGAACGAATCGCGTGACGTATGGCTGACCGTTGACCTTGATCTGTAGGCACAGGCTCATTGCTCCTGGCTCTACCTCTTGGATAGAGGGCAGAGCGAAGGGCGTGACATGAACACTGAGACCGTTACCGATCGTACCACTCAGAGCCATGCCGCTCATGACAGAGTCCTTGAGCAGATTGTCTAGCAAGTACCAGTAGTCTACGATAGCAGGACATGCGTTACGCCAGTCGTTCACGTTCTGCGTAGCGTCTTCGATCGAGATACTGAAGCCGAGACGGAACATGAAGTCCTGCACGGCCTTGCCGCTGGCTTGATAGCCGCAGCTCAGCTCCGAGTACTTACCACGCGGACGTAGCTCAGGTGTGACGTCCTCGTAAGCCAGACCTGGAATGAACCTCGTGACCAGTACCTTGTATACGTCAAGACCCTTGCGGAAGGTTTCAAGCTTCCACTCTTCGCCTGCTTCGTAGGCCAGACCCCTCGACTCCACGCCAGCAAAGTCACCAACGATGATCTCTCCGTCAGGGTGCCGAGAGCGGAATACCTGCCTAAGCTGACCTGCCATGTCACCGTTCGACCAATGCGTCTGGAAGTCATACGCAGTAGCCGTGTCACGAATCTCTCCATCCAGCTTCTTGATGTTCTGCATCTGCACACCACGACCAGTGGTACGGTACGTCTGGCTAGCGCCGACGTGCATGTACTGGTCTCGAAGGATACCATCCTCTGAAACTAGTCTCTGAATCACAGGGAGCTTGGAGAGTGTAGACCCACCAATCTCTGCCTTGGTTTCCAGAAGCATCTCGACTTCTTCCAGACGACCGAGCTCACGACGTAGAGTAGGATACTCTCCGTCCTTAAGCTCTTCCTCTAGCTTAGCGATACGCTTCTTGACTCGAGAGAGTACGCCTGGCAGATGATACTTGTCGAGACTCTTGTACTTGACTCCTCGAGCTTCGCAGAACTTGCGGAGCTGCTGGTGAGAGTTGAAATTGATCTCGACAGTCTCTCCGTTCTCATCGACAACGTTGAATGCTCGCTGTGCGATGATGCCATTGGCCCACGACCGCTGACGGAACTTCTCTACCAGATCGAGGTCCACTCCCCAGCCAGCCTGGTTCATGTCCCATGTTGCACGCTCTCGCTGAGCTTCCAGCTCCAGGAGTCCTGGATGAAAGCGCTCAGTAATCTCACGAGCCACACGGCGGATCTCCAGACCTGCCTTAGCATCTACCTCGCAGTAGTGAATGAACTCGAGCCAATCATCCATGTGACCGTGCTGCTCGATCAGTTCAGGCGTCGGTCCGTTCGGGTAGTACTCGTTCGGAACACAGAACTGCTGGATGAGAGCTGCTCCACTCTCGAGCTTACCCGTGTTAGTGAGCTGTCGTGAAGCGACCTCGAGCTTACGCTCTGCTCCCACGATGCTCGCATCCACTGCAGAGTCTTGGAATCTGTACGGGTCGAAGTCCGGGTACAGCCACTTCGTAACCGCCCTCTCGAACGAGGCGTTGTGAGCAATGATCGTGCCTTGCTCCACGACTGTGATAGCCTCCTTAAGAGCAGCCTTGGCATCGCACTCTTCCACGCCATTGTATTCAGAGCGGTATACTCCGAAGACGAAGTCGAAGGTAGCTTCTCCTTCAGGCGTAGAAATGCTTGCACACAGCACCTTGAAGTTTGGACTGGCGATGTAGTTTGGGAGGCCGCGTGCTTCCTTGCCTCCCAACTCTACATCAGACCAGGTCTCGTAGTCCAGACCGATCTCATCCACGTGGTTCCTCCAGGTAGTTGTAGGTCGTGACGATCGTGTAGTCGAGCACACGATCCAGCGACACTTTGATATACGAGTCTTCGGGGAGGCTCTGATACCAGTCCCAGAACTCATCGAGCTCAGGAACGTCCTCCTCGAACCCGACGCGCTCGCGTACGGTCTCGATCATCTCCTGCTTCTGCTGCTCATTCATCTTCCCACTCCTCTTCGGTTACTTCGGAATCCGCCTTGGCCTTGTCACGAGCGCCGTACAGAACTTCCATCATGACAGGGCATGCCTTGCTTCCTCGGTCTCCTCGACCATGAGGGTTCGCAGGGCAGAACTGACAGTGCGATCCAGCAGTGAGAGTGAGGTCTCCTGCAAGGATCTCTCGCTCGCTCTGCTGTACCTTCTGTACCCATGCATCGAGCACTGCAGGAGGCAGGTCCCAGTGATCTGTACCGTTCCGCTGCAGGATGTGCAGCGTTACTACTGCATAGTCCTCCGCTCCAAAGGTCTTAGCATAGTACATAAGCTGTTCATTCATGATGACAGGCACAGGGACGTCGCCCATCTTCAGGTCGACGACATGCATCACAGATTCACCTGTACTCTTCAACGTACCGCTGACGATAAGGTCGACGGTAGTGTACGGTTCAGTGCTGAGCCACGATGCTTCTTTCTTAACCTCAGAGTGAACGACCAGAGTGTCTGGCTCGATCGTGTCGATGAGGTCTGCGACGTACTCCAGGCTCTCAGCCAGGTGAATGATACGACGCGGTGCTACACCCTTGGCGACGAGAGTGACGGTACCGTCTTCGTTCTTCTTCGGGTTGCTATCCTCGTCTAGGACAGGAGCGTACTGCAGCAGAGCCTCCTTGAGATCTTCAATCTCGAGAGGTGGTTCTGCCTTGTGCTTGAGGAAGTACGAGATGAGGTAGGTCTTAGCCTCCTGCTCCAGATACTTCGTACGGTGCGGACCCCAGATGTCTGCGATCTCTCTCAGCAATGCTGCTGAGTCTCGCAGTCGTTCTGGTTTCTCAAGTGCAAGCTCGAAAATTTTGTGGAGTCGCGTACCTTCCCCCTTCATACCATCTTCGTTACGAGCAGGATACTCGAACCCTTCGATGGCTTCAGTGAGGTTGGCACTGCCGTGACAGTTGTTGTAGCGCTTCACGTATGATGCGCTCATCCGCAACGGCTCTTGAACAGGTGTCGTCATCTTGATCAGACCTTCTTTCTTGAAGTACTCGATGTGTGCGTGGCAATGCGTCAAGCCCTCAAGAGCGTTGCGACCACAGGGATACTTGTATCCCTTGCACTTATTCGGACGGGGTGTCATGCTCCACATGGAGCTGCCCGCCCTCGGACGTGTGAACGTTCTTCGGCTCGTGCCCCTTGATCTGCGTGCAGCGGTACTTCTCTCCACTAGCATACCAGACGTACTCGCACCATTCAATCATCGTGCTCTCCTGATTACCTTGAACTCTGAACCGAGAGTCTTGTCAGCGAGGAACATGTCGAACCACGCCTTGAACTCATCGATGGTCATGATGTAGGTCTCTTGACCTACATGGACTTCGTATTTCATGCTGTCTCCTAGACAGAGTTAGGGCGGGACACCCAAAGGTGTCCCGCCCAGACGATCAGTCGTCGCTGTCGTCCCAGTCGTCGCCGTCCTCTTCGATGACGTCGGCATCCGTGCCACCCGAGACCGGCATCCCCAGGTGCGGGAGCAGGAAGATCTTGGGCGCGTACGCTGCGACGCCGACCGATGCCGAGTCGAACGCGTTGAAGCGCATGTTGACTCGGAACGTCCAGCCAGAGCCCCACCACAGGGCATCCCAGTCGGAGCGGCTGGACGGCAGCACGCCGTCGTCCTTCAGCTCCTGCAGGGGAACGACCGTCTGCTGACCGTCACGCATGACGATCGCGGCCTTCTCGATCGGAGCCTCCTCGAAGGGACCGGAGAAGCGGACCTTGCCCACGTACGGAGAGTTCTCTCCGCCCGTGTTCTTGATGTCCTTCTCATCGAGACGACGAAGCGGGAGGTTAGGCCGCTTCTTCTTGTCGCCCTCGTCGAACCAGACATCTCGCTTCGCCTGATCCAGCAGCTCCTTGGTGAGTTCCGGATCGATTCCCTTCTCGCCGTTCGTGAGCTTGTAGAGCTCATCCACGAACGGGAGGTAGGTCTCGGTCAGGTACTGCACTGCCTTGTCCCACTGCGCGGGCTTCAGCAGCAGCGAGCCGCCGATCTTGTCGGGGAACTGCGGCTTCGGAATGCTCTTCTTCGCCCTCCACTCCTGGAGCTTGGTGATGTCCTCCTTGGAGGCGATCGGGAAGCTCAGGAGACCCTGGAGGTTGATGTTCTTCGGCCACGGAATCTCGACGCGAGTGTTGTTTGCCATGATAGTTACTTGCTTTCTACTTAATGGTTGAATTGATCCTGATGGATCGTGTACCGGGTCGGATTCGAACCGACGAACTTCCACCTACTCGCTCCATACTCCGTACCCGTACGTCTACGGTTAGAGTCGGCTTATCAGTGGCACGTGATGCCTCTCGCCTCCGGTACTGTATTAAGTTGTAAGGCCTGTACGTCCTACGAGTACACGCGTCTGAATGCCGTGTGTGGCAGTGTCCTGGATTTCGAGGTAATCGAATTCACCGTAGCCAGGATTCTTTTCAGTGACTTCGCCACCGAACTTCTCTGCATACCGTTCGGCCCAGCGACGCTTGATGTCGTCGTCTGTACCCCAAGGCCATTCAACAGTGACGCTGACAAAGCCATGGCTCGAGTATTTACCTTGAGGCAGGATGCTAACCACGTTTACCTCTGCCTGTGTCGAGTCGTCTTCGATGCGTCGTCTGATCTGGTCAGCAACCAGATACAACTGGTAGAATGAGACGTTCACGGTGCTACTCCCATCGGCTGACCTGCCTCGATGTAGCAGGCTGTACACCAGAAGTGTCCAGTGAACCTGTTGAGCGTGCCTTCACTACGACGAACGAACTCGTCGGGAGTGAGGTCCTCTTCGGCGGCGAACCTGATGTACTCGTCGATCTCATGCGGCTCCCGGTTACAGCCGATGCAGACGTAGTCTGAGCGAGCAGGCTTGCGTACCCACGGCAGACGAGCTGACGTATAGCCTCGACGCATTGATGCTCCGAGGTAACCTTCTTCCACCAGCCCTGCGTCTACGAATGCCTGAACGAGATCCCAGTACTTGTCAGCAGGAATCTCCTTGTCGATGTACAGATGATAGTGATCAGGCGTAGTGCTCGGGATGAGCCTAGCAGGGAGGTCGATGTCGAGAACCAGCTTATGAGTCTCGACAACCTCATCGTTCTCGAAGCCGAAGAGATCGAGCTTCTGAGGAGCAGGGACTGCGACCTTACTTGAGATGAGGTCGGCATCCTCGAGCGAAGCGGCAAGATGATCCTCGCCGTAGTCTTGATGGTTCTTGTCTCGAGAGTTCGGATTGAACTTGTGGTAGGTCAATCCGTAGAGAGGCGGGATCTTGTCCTGCTGTTCCATGCTGTCGTCCTTCCAGACGTTCTCTTCTTATTATACCATGCCAATGGTGGCATGAGACGTTTAGATATCCGAGAAAATTTTCTCAGATTTCGAAGGGGCCGCGTGTGCCCCGCTCTCGCCCCCGGCCCTCACCCGAGTGGGGTCGGATCGGGCCGCCCCAACGGGCGCGAGAGCGGGACGCACGGCCCCAGAGCCGGTGGCACGCGCGCCCGTGTCCCCACACGGTGCCGCGCGCCGACCGGAGTCGATCATGAACGAGTCAGTGCTCGTCCATGCATGAGCTGTTCTCTTCAGCGATAGCATCGATGTTCAGCTTCAGCACGATTGCCTTGCCTTCTTCGATAGCCGACTCAGGCATGTCAGGCTCTCTGTCCATGATGTCCTGAATACGCTTCGCCTCTGCTCGCATTGCTTCGGCGATGTTGAGATGATGCTGCTTGTGCTCGCGTGCTGCGCGACGACGGTCTCGTGCACGAGCCATCTTCGTCTGTTGACGAGACGTGGTGCTGATGATGAGTCTCACTTCTTCCTCCGAAGAGCTCGTGTGTGGTTGATAGATACGATTACTCCTGCAACGAGCATCACGACTCCGAGAGTCAGCCCTGTCAGGAGAGCGATCCCGTCTACTCCAGTAGCGGGCAGCGCCTCAGGCTCTTCGAACTTCCATACGACTCCTGCAGAGCTGCAGGTAGCGTAGAGGTCCGGGCAGTCCTGCACGAGGGCAGAGACTGGTGACGCGTTCTCTGGAGTCGGGTAGGTGTAGTCTTCGCCCTTGTAGTGGACGATGACGTGACCGTTGAACTGCTCGAAGCAGTTGTCGGGTGTCGGGTACAGCGTGACAGTGTCGCCGTGACCGCAGAGCGGCAGGTCAGTACTCACTGTTCAACCTCCTTGATGATGACTGTCTCGTGGACAGTGACTTGGTCTTGATCAAGCAACGCTACGAGAGCGAACTTGAATGATTCGAGCTGACACTCTCTGCCAGGAGAGGTAGATGAGAATGACGTCTGATTGATGATTGATTGCATCACAGACTCTTTCGTCAGGTTGTAGACAACAACCTGGTCGCCACACGCAGGGCAGATGTACTCGAGGTTGATGCCGAGCAGAGTACGCTCTTCAACGTCGTTCTCCTCAACAATCTCGGTCTTGATGAGCTCGCCGATGAAACTAGGACGAGATGCGGCTTCGCGCATCTTATCCAGGATCCACTCAGGGAACATGGACTCAGACATTAGTCGTCCTCCGCTCTGTTGAGTGCGTCCTCGAGAGCCGACTCACAGTACGTGATACGACCTCCAGCCTTGATGTAGACCACACTCACGTTACCGATGGGTGTGGCATACACACGATACCAGAAGTTAGTACCGTTAGCGAGCTTGACCTTGTAGTTAGTCGGTCGCTCGCTGTACGTCTGATGACCCATGATCTGAGCCTTGGTCTTGAGAGGCTGGATCTTAACCTCAGCGATTGCGTCGGTCTTGAGCGTGCCTTCGTTGAGCAGGTCTTGCAGCGTCATAGCAGTTTCCCTACGTACTTGTGGAGCTTCTGCTTCAGCAGAATGCTCGGTACTTCTTCGGTCATTCCCTTCATGCCTGTTGGCTTGATGATCACGAGTACCTTGTCATCAGGCAAGGGCTTGGTTGAGATCAGGATAGAGAGACCGTTGAGCGGTGTGTGAGCCTCGATGGTACGACCACCAGAGTGGTGGTACACGAGGTACGGAACGTCTCTAGCTGCAAGGAGCTCGAAGACGAGGGAGTTGTACTTAATCTCCCTGCGAAAGTTATCGATCTTGCTCATCGTTAGTGAGCATCTTCTGAGCGAGCTCGAGGAACTCGAGAGCTTGCTTGGTGGTCTTGATTGGCTTGTCGTAGCCGTACTTGTCTGCATAGATGCGAACGGCTCGCAGCTCTGCTGTGACACGTCCTCCGAAGTGCTGAGAGAGTCGGAGACGGCCGCGCAGTACAGCCATAGTGATGTAGTCCTTGCGAAGACCGGTGATGTCTGTAATGATGAAGCCCTTGTCGGACATGCTGTTCTCCTTATATGGTAACAGCCCCGCCACCTAGGTTAGGTGACGGGGCTGTTGGCCTGGCTGGATCAGACGAGGCCGCGGGCCTTCATCATCTCGGCGAGAGCGTCGAGGTCCTCCTGTGAGGCGTTGCTGAAGAGGTCGTCCGCCTTCTCGACGATCGTCTTCTTCGTGCGAGCCTGCTTCGGACGCGTCTTCTCGGCGAACTTCTCCTCGTCGAAGACGAAGGAAGCGTAGCCGTTGAGCTCGTCGTCGTTCTCGAGCGCCTTGATCGCGCGGTCGAGCTGCGCCTTGGTGGCGGTCTCGATCGCCTTGGTGATCGGGTTCTCGATCTCATCGGCGTGAGCCTCGAGGACAGAGACCTGGTCGCCGAAGAGGCGATCGATCTCGTCCGGCGCGGTGTCGCGGACGATGAGGAAGTACTCGAGGAAGCGGACGACGGACTGACGCGGGCGAGATGCCACCGCCTCACGAGCAGCCTGAGCCTCGGGCGAGAGCTCCTTGGTCTCGGTCTCGACGGTGTCGGTGTTCTTCTTAGCCATGATTGGCATTCCTTCCTAATGGGCGGTGTGTACCGGTACTCAGCACCATACTGAGTGAGCGGCCAACCAGCCGGGACGCCAGAGCCGGATGGTGGGCCACTCACCGAGGGCGGTGTTTGGGCGTAGAACCATTATAGCGCGACGGGCGCGCGAACGGGTATCCAGTTGCTCAGCCACCATGATTTGTTCAAGATCATGGAGCTGCCTGATCTGTATCAGGTGACTCGTCTAGTCCCGCGAGGCAGAGACTAGCAACGAGCAGGAAGTGCTCTTCATCCGAAGGATTGTGAGAGCGTTCGCCCTCCCATTCCTCTTCGTAGAAGTGCCTCAGGTAATCCTGATAGCTCTCCCAAGTGGGAGCTTCTCCGCAGAAGACACAAGCATGAGCGGCGATACTCATGACATGAAGAGGAGCCTTGACCCAGTTCGGTTCTTCGATAGGCCAGATCGGCAGAGGGTTGATGGGCCTGAGTTCGGGAAGCAGCTGCTCGTAGTAGTACTTCCAGTCGTCAGACATTGTCTTTATCCTGGTCGTACGGGAAGAGCTGCAACGGAGCAGGGATCCTGCCGCCGTTCGCCTGCAAGATGTGGTTGTCCTCGAGCAGTTGTTCTGCACGAGACTCGTAGTGCTCGATGATCTTGCTGTCCCACTTGTACTGGTCTCGAGCTCCCTTGTGATAGAACAGGAAGCCACTCCCCAGCAGAGTGAGCATGCTCATGAGCACTGCGAACGATACCACTTCAGATATTCCAAACATAGTTACTCCTTAGATACTAACTATTCCTACTACTTCTTACCAAACAAAGTTATTTGTGTTGTGTAACATAGCCATGTTACGGTCATAGCCATGACCATGAGACAGCAGTCGAGAACACGTCTTAGTGATGTGTAGAATGAACACCTGCATGATGCCCATTGTAGAGGTTGAGACCGTCTTCCTGCAGACAGGAGGGTTTTCGGGCACGAGTTTCCATGCGAGACATGGGATTGCGAGGGTGAACCGCCCACCTTTCCATGCGAGACATGGGAAGCAGGTCAAGTGAACCGTTGGGCGGTCGCCGTGAACCGCGCAGTGAACCGCCCACCTTTCCATGCGAGACATGGGAAGCCGTGGGTGTGAACCGCGCGAACCAAATTTCTAGTTAACTTTTATGCAATGTGGAAGGCAGGAAAAAGATCATAAAACCATACACGAAAAAGTTTGGGCCAGGAACCGGTTCGCGTGGTTCGCCCATGCGAGACATGGGAACCTGGCGGTTCGTGCCCGGTTCACTGAACCGAGTGAACCGGTTCAGGCCGGGTTTGGATGGCGCATAAACAAACACGGTTCCCATGCGAGACATGGGAACCTGACCGGTTGACGATCTTGACAGGCAAGATCGACCTAACCGGTAACCAACACATTATACCTATGTGCCTTGTAACGTATTGTTTCGAGCTATGTGACAACGCTAGGTACAAGTTACGTTACGAGGCTAAACACATATACCCACGCATTTTGACTATCATCAATTCCATTGTCGTTCAGATAGCTAACCACCTCACTATCCAGTGAGGCAAGCGCCAAGTGGCTAGTATCATGAACGATTATATTGTAGGTATTCGTACAATGAGAATTGAATGATAGACATATTGCGTAAATAAAAAGAAAGACTAGCCGAAGCTAGCCTTTCTCTTAGTTCAGTTGACGAGCTGGTCGATCAGGTTCTGGTACGGGTGTGCCACCGGTACCTCTTCCATGACGACGTCTCCGTTGCTGTTGCGGATAGGTTCGCCGACGCTGTCTCGTGCAATGACGAGACGGGTCTTGGGCTGGCCCACGAACATGGTGAGGAACTCGATGTTGGTCTTGGACCTGTGGTCCTCGATTGCTTGACGGCGAGCGGCCTTGTCCTCTTCAGGCAGCTTGTCGAGTGCCATGCTGTATGCGAGGACGTTGCGGATGCCGCTGCGTGCGATGTCGGTGATCTCAGTGACGAGATCGGTAGGTGCCTTGTCAGCAGGTGCTTGAACGAATGTGAGCTCGGACATGTTGTCCTCCTTGTTGGTTGATTGTTGCTTCAAATAGTGCTATAGCTTGTTACAGCTTGATGTGACGATGGAAAAGTGACCATAAAAGACTCTTCTAGCAGACTCTTCTACTTGTGTCTTATCCAGTGAATTGTAAGGGGTAGGTGATGATGATGTAACTCTTAGAACATAAGAGATACTTATATAATATATAGTATAGGGGGGTATAATGTGTTTGTTTTGTTTATCATATTATTTTGGATTGCCTCTCATGAAAATTCCGTTTTTCTGTGATCCATGGTTACCGGGCATGTATCAAAGGGAAGCCTGTACTAGGTCTAGTTACCGGGGATAGTGACCGGTAGAGACTCCTACAGACAGTCTCTCCGGGTCGATTCCGGGTCTCGAGTTCACCGTAGAACTCTCACCGGTGACGATGCGTATTGAGCAAGATAGGCGCGGAGTTGCGCCGGGAACGCATCCGTGGTACTATAGGCGTAGCGGGTTTCCGGACACCCGTATAAGAGCTTCAAGGAGATCCATGGCCACCTGGGACGAGATTGCAGGAGGCGGAAGCAAGCCCGCTGGTCCGGGTGCTCCTTCTGGTCTCACTGGTTCGTGGCAGCAGTACGTCCGGGGAGACTCCTGGCAGGCGAACAAGATGCCTGCCTGGCAGACGGGCGGTAACCCGAACGGCATCGCGTCTGGCTTCTCCAACGAATTCTTCGAGACTATGCGCGCTCAGCGTGACGCTGAAGCCCGTAAGATCGACGCTGATCCAAACTACCAGTCCAAGCTCTACCAGCACGATGACTTCACTGGTATCGTCACGTGGGACCAGCAGTTCCAGGACGGTCCGGAGAACAAGCGCAAGTTCCAGACCGGCGACGTGTACGAGAACGGCGTCTTCCGGTACAACCTGTACAACACCGACCGGTTCAGCCTCGAGGAAGCCAATGGCATCCTTGCAGGACAGGTGCTTGGTGACGACGCAGGCCGCGTGTACGAGAGCGCTCGCGGTGACCAGAACCAGATTCGCGACGCGGTCATGGCGCGCGGTCAGGAGTTCGGTAAGCAGTGGATGGCAGGACAGTCCTCTGCAGCCGCTGAGGAGCGCAAGAACCAGATCCTTGCCGACTGGGATGAAGACTCCGGCGGCTGGGACAATGCTATCGCCGTGCTCGGACAGGCCGCCATGGGTGCAACTCAGGGTGCCGTGTTCGGTCCGTGGGGTATCCTCGGTGGAGCGCTCGTTGGTACGGTCGCGGGTGTCCTGAACCAGGACGAGATTCTCGATATGGCTGCTCGGGCCAGCATGAAGGCCGAGCAGGCGTTCAACGGCGAGGGCGGTAGCACGGCTCGAGGGTTCGGCGCTGCTGCAGAGGCGTTCGGCTCCATGGCGATCAACCAGGGTACTCTCCGTGGTATTCTGCATGGTGCCTACGACGCGAGCACGAGCGGTAACGGCGGCTTCCTCGGTACGGGTATCGGTGACGGTGACGCCGCGTGGTACAACAGCCAGGACCGTGGTGCTGCTCTCGATATCCTGGACGCCGCCCTCATGTTCGGCGACTCTGCCCTTCAGATGGGTAGCAAGCTCGGGCAGGCCGCTTACGTCGCGGGCACGAGCGCGTATGCAGCGGGTCGTGCAACGACGCTCAGCACCGGCTACGTGTACGACGAGTACGCTCAGCAGTGGACCGCCCCGGAGAACACCCTTGCAGCGATCGCGAGCGTCGGTATCGATGCTACGCAAATGTTCGTCCCCTTCGTGCTGGGTCGCAGTCTTCGCGCTCCCCAAGTCACGAACAAGGTAGACGACCTCGAGACCTTCACCGGTGGCGGTCGAACCTTCCAGATCAAGAACGGCGAGGTTCTCGACCGTACCTGGGGTCGGCAGATCGCTGATGGTGCCGCTGCTATGCTCGCTCCGTCGTCCTTCGTGGACTGGGTTGGACTCCGTGCAGCCGCACACCTGAGCAACAAAGCTGGCGAGCGCATCACGACCCAGGTGCTGTACAACGCGGTCGACAAGCTCGAGCGCAACCCCGGCATGTACTCCATGCTCATGAACGGTTTCGGGGAAGCGATCGAAGAAGTCTCCCAGACCGTGCTCGACAACGTGGCTCTCGGCTACGGTGACTTCGACGCCATGAAGGACGAGATCGTCAACGCGGCGCTCATGGGCTTCGCGGGCGGTGCCGGTATGACGGCAGGTATTCGTCTGGCGAACAAGCTTCAGAACGTGGACCAGAAGGACCTGGACGCGATCAACACTCTCAACGTGATCAACGACAAGCCCGAGATTACGATGAAGCAGCTCAAGGCTATGAGCGGCACTGAGCGCCTTGCAGCGCGCACTGCTACTCAGCCTGAGAAGGTCGTCATCGCTGAGGGCGCTCGCCGCATGGCGACCGAGGCTCAGCGCGTCATGGCGGCAACGAACGCCACCGCTGAGGTCCAGCAGGAGGCAGCGGCTACCCTCAGCGCTCGTATGAAGCTCTCTGGCTCCGGTGTCGAGAACATGCGTGCTGTGGTCTACCACAACGTCGCCCGTCCCGGTTACGAGGACGCAGCGTTCCAGTCATTCACCAGCACGCGTAACATGATTCAGGATCGTGTCACGGCTATCGCGGAGAGCGTCAAGGCTCTGACTGATCGCCTCACCACTCAGCCTGACAACGAGCAGGTGAAGAGCGACCTGGACTACGGCACTCGCTCTCTGCAACTCAACGAGCGTATCCTGGCCTTTATCGACACCCAGCTCGAGGCCTGGACCAATGGTACCGAGGACGCGATTCGTGTTGCGAACGAGTATCTGGAGAATGTCTACAACGGCTACCTGCCTGACGACAATGGTGCGGTTCCTTCTCGGAGCGACAAGTTCGTTCGCGACGAGGCGGGCTTCATCATCTCCCGCTCTCCCACCGACGGCCCCGGCTCCTTCCCGATGGTCATGCTCCAGATCGACCGTGGGCTGTCTCTGTCTCAGAAGGACAGTCTGGGGGTGAGCCACAGCGGTGACGGTGTCATCATGGTCTCTCAGGCTCTGGAGAAGGTTCTCACCCAGGACAACGACGGCGACCAGACCAAGAACCAGATCCGCGCCCGCGCTATCAACGGTGCGAGCGCAGAGAGTATGCGCCGAGGCGACTACCTCCGGTCTCGTGACGGCTGGCTCATCTCTGAGCGCGCGTTCGAGAAGCGTATTCGTGAACAGCTGAGCCTTGCTCTGGCTGACCCGAACTCGGACGGCTACGCGGCAGCAGACCAGGCTCTCATGCAGCTCGAGCAGACTCTGAAGAACATCTTCAAGAACCAGCGCGGCATGGGCGTTATCATCGAGAAGTATGTCGGTGCAAGCAAGCTCGACAAGAAGAAAGCTCGCATCCGTTCTCGTGACGCCGAGGGTCGGCCTGCTCTGGGTGCTCTTGGTAACGGTTCCAGCACGTGGAAGGAAGACTTCTACCGCGAGCTGGAGAAAAACTTCCCGACTCAGGTAAACCGCCTGTACACCTCTCGCATCACGATCGAGCTCCCGTCGCCCTCGGGTGACACAATCACTCGTACCTTCGAGAACCGCTCCCCGATGCTGCTCATTGAGGGCGTCATCCAGGCCCACCTGCAGGCGTACCGCGTAGAGAAGGCTATCGTCACGACAGACACCCTTCTCGCCAAGGAGGGCTACCAGCCGGTCAGCCCGACCGCACTTGCAGACGACCTTCGTATCGAGGCCGCCGTTCGAGCTAGCTCGTTCGGCATCGACCTGCAGCAGCAGACGACCGGCCATGACGCGTTCCGTGCAGAGTCTCGCCTCGCGTACACTCCTTACAACTCTGCATCCCTCGAACAGCTTGGTTACGAGGGGCACCCCGTCCTCCAGATGCTGACGCGTATCTACAACGCGATCAATACCGGACGTGAGACCAGTAAGATTGAAGCCCTCATGGGCGAGGCCGACCCGATCCTGGTCAAGGCCCGCCGAGACCTCGAGTACCTGGCCCGTAACGCTTTCCCGAACGTTCCCCTTTCCGACGCTGTGCTGGCCATGTCAACGTGGTCCGTGGCTGATATCAGCCAGCGCGATCTGGAGAACGGTGTTCCGGTCTGGCGAGAGCGTCAGCCCACGAGTGTCAGTCTTTTCCAGAGGCTTCTTAAGAACGCTGCCGAAGATGTTATTCGGGAAAGCAATCTTCCTATGGACGATGCGGGCTCCCGCCCGTTCTTCTACCGCAACCTTACGCCGGAGCAGGCAAACAACGCCCTGCTCGCGGCGATGCCTGTGGAAGACATCGTCGGTCGCGACCTCGCGATTCAGTACAACCTGCTCGGTACTACCGTGGCAATGGCTACTGCGAACTACATGGGTCTTGGCAAGACTCAGCGACAGGCTCAGCGTGACCGGTGGCGCGACGCACCCGAGTACCTTCGTGACTCGGACGGCAACCACATTAAGAACGGGTTCCCGTACCCTGACGGCGTGCGAGTCTCCTCGTGGACTCTCTTCGTCGACACGGTGACGGGTAACGCCGATCCGCTCCTCGCTCATGGCGAGAACGGACGCGTCACCGGCACGTTGAACGACATCAACCTTCGTGATTACCACGAGGCCGTTGACGCCATGGCGAAGATGAAGAGCGTGTTCCAGCAGAGCGGCAAGCTCTTCCGTCGTGGCTCTCTGATGAACATCGAGACTCTCCGTCGCGAAGGCCCCAAGCACCTGCAGCGCACGCTCCGTAGTGAAAAAGAGCTGTTCAAGTACTTCCTCCGCTCGCTGCCTACGACCCTGCAGGCCGTTCTTCCTACGCGTAAGGACGGTATGCCCCAGGATCCTCTGTGGATCTACGAAGCGCTTCTGGCTGAGCCTGAAGAAGCCGTCATGATTGTCTTCCGCCAGACGCTCCTTCACAATGTCTGGCTCGACTCTCTGTCTCTCGAGGAGCGGATCAGCGACCCGAGCGACCCGTGGGTTGCTCTCGTTCGTGACGTACGCGAGCGCGGTCTCGGAGAGATGTTCCTCGACCGTCTCAGCAAGTCCAAGGACGTCCTTGACTTCCAGGCCTGGGTGAACGAGACGTTCCGCCAGGATGAGGCACCTATCCTCGCTTACGCGAGCGACCTCTTCCTGGCAGACCTGTCGTCTACTCGTGGTGGTTGGTCCTGGATCAGTGCTAACACCGAGCGTCGTGATGCTATTCGTGACCTGCAGAACTACGCCAACGGCAAGGCCAACGGTGTCGAGAGCCTTTCGAAGAACTACGACGACGACAAGGACTACGTCGGAACCATTCGCAACAACCCGTTGCTGATGAGCACTCTCGAGAACCGTCTGGCCTCCGAGATCAGCTTCCAGCAGGCTGCAGCAGGGCCGACGACCATTCGAGCCGCTGCAGAGTCCATGGCAATGGGTCTCGATACTGACTTCGCCAAGAAAAACAAGATGGGCGTTAACGTCGGTGGCATGGGTGCGGTCGAGAGCCTCATGGACGGACGGCTGTACGGCGCACTGGAAGACGTCGTTCAAGCAGAGCGTCTTAACGTCCACATCAACGAGCTCCGCCAGAACCCTCGTCGCCTCCTTCGGCCTCTCCGTATTCAGTTCGATGAGGGCCGCTCCTACGAGTGGTCTCCCGTTCTTCCTAACGGCAAGCCGAACGTCGAGCAGTTCTTGTCTCTGTACACCGCTCGCGACGGTATCTTCAAGCCGCTCTTGCAGCAGGTGTTCTTCCGTTCAAACTATGCGGCAGATGGAGAGGGCGGCGTTCAGCTCTCTACCGCGCAGGCCAACCAGAGTCTTCGATCCTTCGTGGAGTCGAAGTACTACAAGTCCCTCCTGACCAGCGATTCGTTCAAGTCTAACATCGAGTACCTGTCTCTGGTGCAGAGTCTTCAGGGCAACTTCCAGATCACCGAGCTTATCACTGCTCTCATGGTCGAGCACGGCGGCGGGAGCATCGAGCAGCAGAACGATCGAGATAACTCCTTCGAACAGGCGGTCAATGAGGTCGCTCGCACCCTGAAGGAGCTTGGATCCTTCTCTGAGCTGGCTATCACCAAGCTCACCGAAGAAGCCAAGGTACAGTCGTTCCGTATGACTGTCCAGGGTAAGGACACTGACCTCTCTACGATCGACAACCCTCGCGCGACCATCCGTCGACGCCGCGACGAGGTCGCCCAGACCCTCCTGCAGACGACAGACGTCAACGAGCGGGAGGCATTGCAGCTCCAGCTCCTGATCCTCGAGCAGCAGGAAACGACTGATACTGCAGTCGACTACATTGCAGCGAACACCCAGATTCTCTGGGATAACCCTAACCAGGTTACTCTCATGCAGGCCAACCTCGCGGCCTACCTCGAGATGCATGCAGACGATCTGAAGCGTACGACGGCTACTGACGAGTCGGTCGCTATTCAGAAGTGGGAGCAGAACCCTCGCCAGCTCTCCGAGAAGGACTGGGATGCTATCAGTTCTGCTGTTGGTTCCGATATGCTCCGTCGTGACTTCCTTCTCCAGCCCACGAGCATCAACAACGGTTCCTACCTTCTTAACGAGGCGTTCCGCTTCTTCGGTCGCCACGATCGTTCGTACCTGCTTGACATGGCTCTCGAGTCTGCTAAGGCAGCACGTGACTTCCGTCTGCTCGCCCGTCCGAACAGCCAGCCGGTTCCGACCTCGGACAACCCTCTGCTGACTCTTCGTAGTCGTCTTCGTATCGACGACATGCCGCCGTTCTCTCCTGACTACGTTCTTCAGCACGTGGGGAACCGACAGAAGCTCGCCTCTGCTGCAGCAGAGCACCAGCTCAATGCGGTCGGGTCGGCGTTCCAGCGCCTCTCCACAATGCTCGCTACGTCCGTCCGGTCGTTCGCTCGTCCGGACGTGTCAAGTGCCCGTACCCTGCGTCTGACGCACGCCGAGGCAGCGGGTGCGACGACTCTGGTCTCGACCTACGACCACCGAGTGGGCGACACTCCGCTCGCTATCCTTCAGGGTGCAACGGTCGTCGTCTCCTCTAACGCTCGTCCGGTCGATCCTACCGACGAATTGTCCGAGCCTCTCGACAAGCGTGGTATCCGCGTCGGTATCGAGCTTCCAGACGGTACTCAGATCGATCGCCCGATCCAGATGCTCTCGGTCTACGACCCGACGACTGATCTGACCCTCGAGAATGGTAAGCCGGGCGATCCTCGATTCCGTACTCTGGATCTTGAGCGACTCGAGACCGCAGCGAACAACCTGAATCTCCCTCAGGGTTCCAAGGTTCTGTACATCGACGTGGACTACTTCCACCCTCTTGACCAGCCTACCACTGAGGAGTTCGCGAACTCGGTGGCATACGGTGGTCGTATGGGTAACGGCTCGTACGACAACACCCAGTCGCTGTATGCTACGGCGTGGCAGGGGTCTGACGGCTTTATGAAGGAGGGCACCCGTGTTACCATGGATGCCCGTAAGAACCAGGCCTCGGCTATTCAGCTCGGAGGCAAGATCGATCCTGCTGACACAGTTGTTGTCAGCTCTATCGAAGAGCTTGTTCACGATCAGGCATGGGCGTACCTCAACCTCGACCGAGGTGAGGCATCTCTCCCCCTGAGCCACTACAAGTTCGCATACAAGGTCATCATCGACCACATGATCCTCACGGATGAAGCAGGCACGCGCTTCACTCCGTACCAGATCATGCAGGGTGCAGAGGTCCAGGGAACTCTCACCATCAACTGGCTCTCGGAGCGTGTTCTCAACACTCTTCGAGGCGGCATCGACGAGTTCGCTCTTCCTGTCGTTCTTGAGGACGCGCCTCGGTATATCAACAACCAGCGTCCTTGGACGGGTGTTTACTCTGACGAAGAGTATGCACGAGTTCCCGACCTCCGCAATGTGGACGTGGCGTCTAACTTCGAACAGTTCATGGACGACCTCGCAGCCAGTGACCTGGTCAACAACGCTGCGGTACATCGCGCCAACAGCAAGCTCCCTGACACGATCACCGCTCGTCGTACTGCGATTCAGGCCGCCCGCCGCTTCCGTCGTGAGGTTGACAATGTGGTTGAGCTTCGCCTCAAGCCTGAAATCAGGGAGCAGCGGGAGCGAATCAACCGTACCAACTTCGATAGGGTCACTGAGCTCGTTAACCGTACGATCTCTTCGTACTTCCTTCCGAGTGGCCCTCCCGTGAACGGAGATGACTCTGACACTGAGAGACGTGTTGCTCGCGTCCTGAACAAGGTCGGTGAGTACCTCAATAAGACTGGCTCTCAGCTCTGGGTCTACGAGACGGCAGAGAATACTCGTTACACTCGTGATGATGGTGTCATCACGAAGACGACACTTCGTGCAGAGTCTCGTAATCCTGTCGCTCCTACTCTTGACCCGATTCTTGTACTCCTCGACGGGCTTGGCGACGGTCTCAGCACGTCGTGGGAATCCCGAGTGCGTTCTCACTTCCAGGGCCTTGTCGAGACGCGTCAGCCCATCATGCCGTTCTCTACCAACGTCGATGTCATGGACGAGGCGCGTCGCGTTCTCTCTGAGATGGGATACGTATCTGAGAATAACTGGATCTGGGCTCCGGTCGATGACGCTTCTCTCTACCCGAATGAGCGCGCCCGCGACCTGGCGTGGACGCGTACTACGCCCATCGACGCTCAAGACATGGTACTCGTTGAGTACAGTGACGAGTTCCCTGTGGATGCGTCTGGCGCGTTCTTCGACCCTGAGGCGGGTCTGCTCGGCGGCACGGCCTTCAAGCCCTCGGTCATTGCTACAACTGGCTCCAACCTGTTCTCCATGCCGCTCAACCAGGAGGCGGGCGAGCGAGCAGCCGACCTGCTCGAGCGTCTCAGCACCCCTTCGGGCCTGGACTACCTTGCTACTCAGTCTCTCCTGGCAGACGGTACCATCGACTCCAAGTCGCTCAAGTCTCGCGCGTACCGCTCTACGAACGAGTACACGAACCTTCTTGCTGTCTGGGAAGCACGAGTCCGCAAGGCTCGAAACAACCTCGACATCTCGACTGGTGCTCCTCAGACTAGCAAGGACGTTCACGAAGTGGGCGACCTCTGGATCACCCAGAACCCCGGACAGAAGACATTCCGACTGGTTCTGATCGGTCACGAGCCTATCTCCGATCGAGAAGCAATGGCTCAGATTCGGTCTAACCCCGGCGGCTTCGCTACTGCCGTCTACTCTGAGAAGTTGCTCTCTACGTCGGTAGCCTCGACCCCGCTCGGTACGATCACTGAGATCATCCCGGACGGCAAGTACGGTATCCGCGCTCGCCTCAAGCAGAGCATGGGTCTCGTGGCTCAGAAGTTCGTTCTTCGTTCTGCGTACAAGCTCCGTCCCACGAACGTTCGTGAGTCTACCGTAGAGGTTCCCGAGTCGAACATTCTCGGGTCTATCATTCCCGGTATCTACACTTCGGCCACTGACCCTATCAAGAAGGGTATGATCGAAGATCTTCAGATCGATGCGGCGTCTTCGCTCTCCTTCTGGGGCGCGAACTTCGTTCCTCTTCTGGCAGAGGCAACTGGTGCAATGTACACCGACGAGAGCGGTGCTCGAGTCAAGGTCAGCACGTGGCAGACCTACGGTACACTTAACGAGAGCCAGCAGCGCGAGGTCCGAGAGAACGTACAGCAGGAGCTGGTGCGCCGTCGACAGAGTACGACAGACGACCGCCTGTACACGGGCTCTGCGCTTGCTCAGGCAGTCATCGATAACATCGAGGGCCTTGGTAACGTTGCTCCTACTCTGATCGATGAGCGCATTCAGAAGTCGCTCCCTGCAGGTTACAACGTGTCTCGCTCTCTTAAGGGGCTGTCTAACGTTCCTCCCGCACAGATCTTCATGGCTGGCGTCGATGCACTGCTTCGGCATCCCCAGGTCAAGATCGATCACCTGATGAACATCCCGGGTATCGCCAACATGACTCCTGACTCGGCATTCTCCTTCGAGGCTATGCCGGTCTTCGGTCTGATGTTCAAGTACCCGGCCCTTAAGCAGTGGGTCCAGGACGACATCAACACTCGCCAGGATGCGTTCAACACTCGTGGTACTAACGGCGATCTTCTCGATGGGCGAGAGCTGCAGCCGGACTGGACTATTCGTACCGTCACGACCAAGAACGGCAAGACTCGCGAGCGTACTAGCTACTACGCTTACACTCACGTGTCCCCCACGGGCGAGGACTTCGCAGAGCTGGTTCAGCACCGCGAGAACACTAACGTGGACGATCACTCCTCGGAGCAGCTCGCGAGCTTCGGCTTCAATGCCGCTCGTATCGACACTGGATACAACATCCAGAACCCGACGCTTTCTCGTATGTTCAAGAAGCGTGACTCTCTCGATTCCGCTGAGGGCATCGCTACGACGTTCACGCGCACCCCTGCAGCACTGAACGGTCGGAAGAGCAATCTTCGTTCTCGCACTCCTCGTGAGCGTAATGCACGTGTCAAGGCACGTCGCTGGGCACGCGCAACTGAGCCGCTGCTGGATCGCTCTGACTGGCAGAGCAACGACATCTACGACAAGCTCTCGGGGGATATCCTCCGTACGATGGGCTTCCCGCCTCGTGGGTACCGCTACATCGTGGACCAGATGGTCCGACTCCGTCTTGGCGCTCTTGCCGAGAAGAACGGTACGGGCGCTCGAGCAGGACAGGTCAGCCAGCAGGACGCGGAGTCTGAAGCGAATGAGATTCTTCGTCTCGTTCGTAACAACGAGTGGTTCATCGACGGAGCCGCTATTCCTGTCGTTCCAGTGATTCTTCTTCAGGAGATCATCAACAAGACTGACTGGCGTCCAGAAGGTGTGACGGACCTGTCGTCTGCTGTAGACAACCTGATGGGCCGTCTGTTCCTCAACGGGCGGGATATTCTTCACCCGGAGTTCATTCCTGCTATCGATGGGGTGCTTCACCAGTATGAGTATCTCTTCGACTACGACCTTGTGTCGATCAGTCGAGAGGTTACTGATGCGCTGCTTGATCCCACCACTGGTGGAGTCGTTACCACCATGGATTCGAAGACGGGAGAGTACCTCCAGCTTCAGTCTACGGACGCCGACGGCAACCCCAACGCTCTGTTCTACTACGGCGGGGCATGGAACACTGGAGCCGAGGGCGGAGAGTATCCGCCGTCTCTCGGTATCTCCAAGCGTCGTGCTTACCAGGATCGTCGTCGTAACAAGATCGGCGGTACTATCCGTCAGACCGGCGCACAGATCAATAAGGAAGGCCGTCGCTTCGGTGGCGCACTCTCGGCTTCCAACCGTGCGTTCCGTGGCTGGCAGAAGTGGGTCGCGTTCCTTGGCATGGCGAACCCCGAGCTGATGCTCTGGGGTCCGGCTGAGATTCTCCGTAACACGACCATTGAGAACACTGTGCGTCTTCTCACCGGAGATACCACTCTCCAGATCCGCGCTCGCAACTGGTTCATCTCTCGTACTGAGAACGTCAAGGCTATGCAGACTCGAACGGCGCGCGCTCTTCGTTCTGACATCAAGCCGTATCTTACTACCGAGGATATCGCCTTCCGTAACGAGATTGCTCGCACCTTGGCGACCACCCCCGAGTGGCGTTCCATGGTTAACAAGGAATCTCAGCACCGTATTGTTGAAGAGGACGCGGTCAGTAGGCTGGGTCAGGTAGTTGACAAGGGTCTTGACATCGTAGGCCGTGCTCAGGACCCGCTGTCTAACATCTATATGGGCAAACGCGCTCGTATCTATGTCGATGCCGCTCTTCGCTGGGCACATCGGAACAAGCCCGAGCTCTCTGCACACGAGATTCTTCTTCACATTCGACAGAACCGTCGCATCCTCGAGCAGGACACCCTTGGTATCCACGCCGCAGGTATCCAGGAGGTCCAGCGTCGCAAGGGCTTTGAGCGCACTGTTCCTGCAGCTGTGTGGGACACCGCTATTAACGCGGCGACCAAGTCTCCCAACGGGCTTATTGCTACGTCTGCCAATCTCCTCAAGGGTCTGACCATGTTCCAGAACTTCTTCTGGACCACGGGAATGATCACTACTGGTACACAGGGTCTCAACGCTATCTTGGCGGTTCTTCTCCAGGGTAACAAGACCGGTCACGTGTATGGTTCGCTGATGGGCCGCCTCACTGGCAATAAGGAAAACGCGGACCAGCTCGGCGTCGACCTCATGCAGCAGGTTCTCGGACAGACCAACCTCGCACAGGCTATGCTTCGCGGCCAGGTCTCGATGATGCACGTGTTCATGCTCGGTCTGATGTTCAGCAGCCTGGGTCTCACTGGCGAAGACGACGAAGAGCGTCGTCGTCGTCGTGAGCAGATGTACCAGGGTCTCGCTCCATGGAGTGATCCCGCAGACCTCATGAATGATTTCCGTAATACGGACTCGCTTTACTTCGACAACATTCCTCTCCTCGGAGAGCTGTTCCAGGTACCGAGCGAGGACGGACAGCCGGAGCGCTCTCCTGTCGATCTTCATTGGACTCTCAAGCTCTTCGCCTCGCCTCTCATGGGTATGGCGGACTTCCTCGATACGGGTAACATCGAGTATCTTCTGTCTGGCTACAGGGACGCAGTCGGCTCCTTGCCCTTTGCTAACATCCTTTCGTGGCAAGATGCAGAGCAGACGGCTCGCACCCTTGCAGAAGCCGCTGCTGCTGGTTCTACCGAAGCCGTTGAGCCTGGCCAGTATGCCGATGCGATGAACCCCGTCATGTCTCTGGTGTTCCTCCTCGAGCGTGTGACCATGGAGAACGCGTTCATCTCTGGTCTGTACAACAACCTCGACAAGTACAACCGCAACCCGTGGGTGTACGCAGGGATCAACGACGATGGTACTATTCGTACTAACGCTCTTGGTAACCCTATCTCGTCCGAGGCAGAGCAGTACATGGTCAACGATCAGGGCGAGACATACGAGGGAGATATCTACCGAGACTCTGTAGACGGACAGAATCGAGCGGTTATCTCTCAGCGTCCGGTGCTGGCAACCATGATGAACATGCTGTTCTCTACGAGCGGCACGATCAACTCGTTCAACCGCTACGACATGGTTCCCTCTGAGCTTATTCAGTTCAAGGATGAGCTGAGCTTCGATGAGGCTTCGCTTCTTCTTCTCACGGTCTGGGATCCGTATCAGCAGCGTGAGGTTCTCACTCGTGACGGGGCGGATGCGCTGATCCAGTCGCTCGGTATGGGAACGGTGAAGATCACCGATCCTGCTCTCGACGGTGTGTACATTGATATTCCCACTCGTCAGGCAGTGGCGGAAGACCTGTACAGCCGTATCTTCATTGAAGGTATGGAAGTATACGGTCTGACCGAAGACGAGTCCCAGAAGCGCCTGAATGCTATCTGGTACGGTGACCCCAAGAACCCGAACGCTGTTCCTCTTTACGATGTAATCTGGAACAAGGGCGAGTTCGCAGGCGAGGGTCGCGGTATTTCCTGGACCCCCACGACTGCTTACCAGCAGCTTAACACTACGTGGGCCATGGGACCGGACGGGAAGATGTGGGCTACCGGAATGCAGCGTGGTACGCTCTTCCAGGCATTCGGTCTGAACCCCTTCATGGGCAGCCAGGCGGCGGAGAACCCCTCTAACCTCGGTCTCGACGGTAACCTCAATAACGTGGATGTCTTCACCAACAAGAACCTGGGTCGCCGGGGTCTGGAGAAGGTCGGGGATTGGGATATCCCGAACGAAGAGGATATCATCCGTGCTATTGAGGAGTCTACGGATCGCATGATGGAGGGCATCAAGGACCTCCAGCGCGCAAACTACGAGTCTTTCTACAACCGTGGTGGATACAACACCGGTCGTCGTGGCGGCGGTGGTGGCGGCGGTGGTGGCGGCGGCTACAGCAACAACCCGCTCATGCCGTTCCTGAACGCCATGAAGAACCCGTACGCGGACAACATTCCTAACCTCTACATCAACAACATCAACGTCCGTCGCGCAAGCGTTCGGCGCGAGCGGTTCTCCAGCGAACGAGGAAGGCTGAACAACCAGCAATGAGTAACAAGGCAGAGTTCGAAGCCGTCACCGAGTTCGAGGACTGGTACAAGAGCGGCACCCGTGTCAATCACCTGGGGCAGCTTGTGCCCTCGGGGTTTGCGCCATGCGCTATGGCCAAGTACCGCAAGTGGCGAGACTGGAAGAGCGAGATGGACTCTCGCGTCGGCCAGTACTGGAAGTACGAGAAGCAGGCGGCGGCCGAGGTCGTCAGCAAGAAGCCCGACCTGCCCAACATCTCGTCGGGAGAGTCTGCCGGATTCGTTCGTCGTATCGCCCGCAACGTCGTGCAGCACACTCCCAATGTGTTCATCATGAACGAGTTCGACGATGACTCCATTCAGGGCGCACTGGCACGACACATTCTCAAGACCAAGATCATTGGTGACGATGAATACAGCAACAACATGCAGCAGAACCTCGTCACTACTGCGCGTCGCGGGTTCACAATCGGCTTTGACTGCGTCATTCCCGTTCTCCTGCAGGATAATTCCGGATCGTGGTACATCCAGTACGATAACATCGGTTATCAGGATGTCTTTCCCGAGCCGGGAGCCAAGGATATCCGTCGTGCCAAGGAAGTCTACGTTCGTCGCTACATGACTCGCGGCGAGGTACAGGCGATCATCAAGAACCAGACCGAGGGCTGGGACATCAGCGCCATGCGTCAGCTCCTCGGTACCGCCCCGCCCCGTCGAGAGCGGCCTAGCCACGAAGACAAGAAGCACTCGTACAACCCTGATGCATACGAGATCATCACGTGGTACAACAGCTACGGAGACCCGTTCCTGTGGTTCGACGCGTCCATGAAGCTGCTGCTCCGGATCGAGCGGAACGTCCATCCTCTCAAGGAGCACCCCGTCTTCTTCTATGTGCCGGAGAAAGACGACATGCAGCCGTATGGCAAGTCGCTGCTCTCGCTCACCTACGGTCGGCAGGAGTTCCAGGACCTGTACATGAACGGCGCGTACAAGATGTTTGTTCGCGACATCAACCCGCCGATCATTGGTATCGGAGTAACGAACGCTGCTCCGAACTTGAGCCCCGGTAAGTACACCGAGTTCAGCAACCCGAACGCTAAGCTGGAGGCTTTCACGGTCAACAGCCAGTCGCTCATGATGTTCGGTCAGATCAGCCAGAACAATCAGGCCAACATGGTGTCTATGCTCGGAGCAGCCGACCAGCAGATGGCAGCTCAATCGACCGGTGGCATGATGAGCCAGACTCCCCAGGGTGTCGAGGCTCAGCAGCAGATGGTTGATATCACGACCAACAACTATCAGAAGGCTATGGAGCAGTTCTTCTCTCGCTACTGCTCTTACGCTCTTACACTCTACTTCCAGGAGCTCAAGGGCACCAAGAAGATTCGGCCTTCTGCTGATGTTCGTAAGCAGCTCATCGATGAAGGGGTTCCTCCCGAGGCGTTCATTCATGAGGCGCACGAAGTGGTAGAGAAGGGCGAAGACGGCGTCGAGCGCGTACGCAAGGTCCCTGCTGACGACACTGGCTTGAAGGATGGTTGGCTCAAGGTAGACTTCGCGGACCTCGCAACTACCTACTTCGTTCAGTGCGTACCTGGCTCTCTGGTCGAGCTCGAGGACGAGAAGCAGCTTCGAATCCTTCGCGAAATCTTCGTGCCACTGAGTCAGGCTATGCCTGCTATGGCACAGGCGGGTGACCAGGACGCTATTCGCTATAGCTCTGCCGCCATGAAGTACATCGTTAAGAAGACGATCGAGCTCTCGGGTTCTGCTCACAGCTCCGAACTCGGTATGATCTTTGACGGAGAGACCGAGCAGCAGCAGGCGCTCGACGCTCGTATCAAGCTTCTCGAGGATACTCTGGGCGGGACGCGCTCTGAGATTGTCGAGTCGTCGGAGGGTAGTCTGACTGTGCTGGAGCAGATGCAGCAGCAGATCCAGATTCTCACCCAGACTGTCGGCGCACTGGTGCAGGGTCTCACGCCCGCGCCGGGGGCTGGGGGCCAAACCGATCCATCCGCGCGTGCGAATCAGGCAACGCCCGCGCCCGCGCCCGAGCCGACCCCGGCAACGGTATGATTGTACTCAAGGACGCGCCTGTGTCCACAACCAGTAGAAAGGAATCCTGATGGGTACCGCAGCTCCAGTCCAGAAGGACAGCCTGACACAGCATCAGCTCGTCCTGCACAAGTACATGCAGATCGCTTCGCCGATCAGCGGTATGTTCTCGGGTAACGAGATCGACGCCGGGCAGTTCATGAACACCCGTGTCATCGCCGTCCCCGACATTCGTGTCGACGACTACATCGTGGACGCTGAGATCAGCCGTATCGGTCTCACGCACTACGAGGGGTCGGAGTTCACGCAGAAGTGGAAGAACGGTCTTCCTCCGATCGAGTGGCGTTACTACTCGATGTCTCGTCACCGCAGCTTCGGCTACACGGTGTTCACCGAGCAGGAGCAGTTCTCCCCCATCAAGAACCTCTCGCAGGAGTACCTCGCTCGCAAGATGAGCACCACGGTGCTTCGCGACCACGACAAGTACCTTCTGCTGGCTATCGTCCTCGGTCGCATGACGGGCAAGCTCGTCGCGCGTACGAGCGCCGACCAGTACACCTCGCAGATCGAGTCGCAGACCGGCATCAGCGCCGCCGAGATTGCCTGCACGGGCAACCAGGCGGACTACAAGTGGATCGCACAGCCGGGCGAGCAGTCCGACAACGAGGTCCAGCCGTCGTTCGCGACCATCAAGGGCATGACCCTCGATGCTCAGGACCCGCTCAAGACGCTCGACGCCCTGACCACGATGTTCTCGGAGAACTGGTTCGACTCGAACCTTCCGAACTCCGAGCGCTTCATGCTCATCACGTCGGCTCTCGAGCTGTCTTTCCGCGACGCGCTGATCAAGGCGGGCACCTACACCGAGTCGGGCTTCGAGATCTACAAGAACACGGACACCAGCGGCGTGCAGGGTCCGGCGTTCTTCGGCTCTCTTCGAGGCTGGAACTTCGTGAAGATCCACCCCGAGTTCATGCCGAAGATCTTCGTGGACGCGTCCAACGTCGTCGACCCCTCGCCTACCCTCACGGGCGTCGGTCAGGCTGCTGCTCGTACTCTGAAGCAGGTCGTCGCTCTCGCCGCGTACAAGAACTCGGCGCAGACCTACGACTTCTTCGAGGACAAGCGCCAGGAGGACGGCGGTACTCGCTTCAAGGGTACCGAGTACGTGCAGGACTTCGCGTATGACGCGTGGGTCGTGGACCAGAAGTCGGAGGGTATCGTGCCCATCTTCCTTCCCACGGACCTCGACGGCAACGGGACGACCGACACGAACTACACGCCGGTCAACGACTCGTTCACTCGTGTCGCCGCTGCACTGGCTACGGCTCGTGCTCAGCTCACCACGTCGCCCTCGGTCTACCCGGCCTCTGGTCCGAACGTGGCGCTGTCTCGCCCCGAGTGGTTCAACCAGGAGCGCGGCTACTCGGACACCAACGCCCTCAACACGGCGCTCCCCGTGCAGGAGACCGGCGACATCGCCCACCGCTTCCCGCCCCTGCAGGGAGATGTGCCTCTGGCCAACTCTCTCGCCGGTGCGATCGAGGCGATCGTGGACGGTGCGACCGCTCGTGCCAACTCGGCGGCTGTCGTCATCGGCGACAAGCGCCGGTTCTCGAACGGCCAGCTCTACGAGGCCACCACGGCGGGCAACACTGCCGCCGCAGAGCCGTCCACGCTCGGTGTCTACATCGGCGAGACGGTCGTCGACGGCGCAGTCACCTGGCGGCGTCTGCTCTGAGGTATAATGGGGCGGGGGTTCTGACTCCCGCCCCATTCTACCGACGAAAGGAATTCTAATGGATCCGCTTCAGGCTCTTCGAGAAATCATTCAGCAGCTCAACGAACTCAGCGGCGCGGCGCTCGATATCCTCACCCAAGCTTCGGGCGGTGCGGGCGAGGGAGAAGCCCCGGCCCCTGAAGGTGGAGAGGAAGTCCCTGCTCCTCCCACCGGCGCTTCGGCGTAGGAAGCAGGACACGATGCGAGGGTAGCGCGCCTTCCCGCTACCCTCGCATCATCCACGAGAGGAGAACGCTATGGCGTACACAGGTAACAGCCCTGTTGACGAAGTCGTGCTGCGCCTACAGGCGCGCAAGTCGTTCTCCCTCGGAGTGTGGGTTGTTGATTCCAACGACAAGCCCCTCGATGTGACAGGCTGCATTCTTCGGTTTGTCGCTCGCAAGAAGGTTACCAGTGGTATCATTGATGATAGCGGTAACCTGGTCACGAACTCTCAGGCGATTGTCATGGCTCCTACTCTGGGCTACTTCGCTTTCAACTTCCAGGCAGCCGAACTCAACTGGACTCCCGGCGAGTACGAGTTCGCCGTAGTTCTCTCGGATGAGGGCTACACTGCCACCATCATTCGCGGTGTCATTCAGCTCGAGCAGAACACTGAGTTCACGAGCATTGACGAGACCTTCTCTCCTGCCGCTCCCCCTACTCACCTTCGAGCAATCATGCGCGAAGGAGTCGCGATCAAGGTTCGTACGGGTGCAGTACTCAGTCCTGGTGAAGCAACCTTCACTACGGAAGACGAGAAGAAGCTCGACGAGCTCTATGCAGGTGCGCTTGCAGAGGGCCAGACTTTGAACGCAGACATGATCCCAGACGGAATGGGCAAGGTCATCATGACCGTTGCCGAGCGGCTCAAGCTCGCTAACCTCGTTCTCGAGTGGGAAGATATTCAGAACAAGCCTGCCTTCGGCGATATCATCACTCGAGACGCGTCGGAGTTCGTCCTTAAGGCGCAGGGTGACGCTGGAGATATCGCAACTGGTATTCTCAACAATAACCGAGTCCCTATGGTCATGGAGCTTCGGGGTATCACGCACGGCACAGCAGCGCCTGCGAATGGTACTCCGAACACGTTGTATCTGAAGCACGCGTAGGTCGCCATGGCTGAGTGGGATCACAGAGCCGCGACGGGGAATGGTGCGTATCAGCTCTATCTCTATGTCGTAGAGACAGCCTTCGTCAACACTGATCGGGGGCAGACGGGTATTAACTGGGAGCTAGGACTGATCAAGGTTGCTAGCTCTAATGGCTTCGCCTCCAACGACTCCAGCGTACCGTGGGAAGTCCACATGCACGGTTCGGGCGGAGGCAACGGCGATATCAGTGGAACGTCATCCTTCTCCTTCGGCGCTAATGATCCTATTGGAACTCGTAAGATTCTAGCCAATGGTAATGCGCTCGGCTGGGGATTTCATCACAACACAGACTATACCGGTCGTCTCTATGTCAACACCATGGCTCGTATCACGGTGGATGGAACCATTGGTTCTCCTCAGATCGGCTGGGGTAATGTAGAGTTCACGCGGTTCTTCCGGGACGCCACGCCCCCTGCTAATCTCGCATACCTTGGACGGCAGAGTGATACTGCCTTTACCGTGCGAGCTTTCAATAGTACTGACTGGGGCCTTGGAGATAGTCAAGTCCTGCACCGAGTAGATCGGTCCGAAGTCAGCAACATGGCTACGCTCCTGCAGGGATATGACTACCCTACCACAGGTGGAGGGCAGGCCCATAGTATTGCTGTGACGGGCATGCCCGCTCACAAGTCTCAGTATCTTCGCCCAGCCGTTCGAGGACGTACGGGTAACTGGATGCGGGCAGGCATCATGGAGGTAAATGCCCGTCCGAGCAAGCCGCCTAAGCCTGAGGTCACGAGCAAGACCACGACATCCATCACGGTATCCACTGCTAATCCTAGTTATGTCGGCGGTGGCTTGGCCAGTCGAGAGACTCAGATTAGCAAGGATAACTTTGCTACTATTCTCTCTACCAAGACGGGCATGTCCTCGTCGTCTTTCACCGGTCTCACGCGTGTCACGGCGTACAAGATTCGTACTCGTGTTGTCAACGTCGACGGTACTAGCGACTGGAGCGATGTTCTTGACGTCACTACTCCGGGAGCACCGCCGTCTGCTCCTTCGGGATATGTAGCGTATGACATTGCATCTACGTCTGCTAAGGTGAGTATCGGATCCATCTCTGATAATGGTGGCGCTGTTCCTTCTCGCGCTCGTGTCAAGGTCAGCACTACTGCCAGCGATACTGGATTGATCAAGACAGTAGAGACTGCGTCTTGGTCGCCCACCCGTATTACGGGTCTCACGAAGAATACTCAGTACTATGTGTCTGAGGCGGCGTACAACTCTGTCGAGGGTGGTGGATGGGGAGCGTACGGCTCCTGGGTCCCGCTGAAGACTCTGAACAATGTTCCTAATGGTCCGATCCTATCACTTGACTCTGCGGCGGGCACGTTCGTTACTCTGAAGTGGACTGTTCCTTCTGATCTAGCCGGAGCGACGATTACTAACTACCGCCTTCGAGTGGGCTCGAATGACGCGCTCACTACGAACGTTCAAGAGTTCACAGTACCTGCAGATACTCTCGCGCAGGTCGTCACAGGGCTTACGGCAGCTACTTCCTATTGGGCAGAGGTTTGGACTGAGACTGACAACGGTCGAGGCTCTGGTTCGGCGTTGCTTAACTTCACTACTACCGGTGGCAGCGGGTCTACCAGCGGTATCTGGCTGCGTCAGGCCAACGGTACTCCTATCTTCTGTGAAGTCTGGTGGCGTGACGCCTCTGGCGTTCCTCGACTGTGCGAGCCTTGGATCAGGGACTCGAGCGGCATCCCTAGATTGGGGACGCAGTAATGCCTGTTATCACGAATACTCCTCATGAAGTCGGCGTCTTCGAAGTTGAAGCGCGTAAGTCTATGGCGCTCGGAGTCTGGATCAAGGACTCTCAGACTGTTCCGGTAGACCTTACTGGAGCGACTCTCACTCTGACGGTAGGAAAGCCCGAACGGTATGGAGACCCTACGGTTCTCTTCGCGTCCATCGCAGATATTCTCTCTCCGACTCTCGGGTACGCTCGTTTCAATGTGCAGGCCGCTCAACTCAATCTGAAGCCGGGTACGTATCTCTTTACAATCACCTTCGTTCTCGAGGGCTTTAGTACTGTTCTGCTCAAGGGTGACTTCAAGATTCTTCAGAATACAGAGTTCGCCAGCATCAGTGAGAGTTACTCCGGATCAAGCCCTGCTCAGAATCTCGATGTGATCCTCCGAGAGCAGGCCGACGTACATGTTACGCTGAGCACCGTTCTTCCTCCTGACGTTCTCCGCATCCCTGCAGGCGGCGTCAATGGAGATGTCCTCGTTAAGACTGGTCCTGATCGCGAGGATATGGCATGGGGCGTTGTTAACGGCGGGCTCTCTGCAGTGGGCCAGCCTCTGGATCGTGTGCCTACTTCTCAAGGAGACGGTACGTGGATCTGGGATATCCGCATTACGCCAGAGCAGTTGGCTCTTAAGGCAGATACTACTTATGTAGATGACATCGCTACGGACTTTGCAGCAGAGATCGCTCGGCTGGACCAAGAGCAGGACGTAGATTACGCGGCGCTGATCTCGTTGATTTCAGCCGTTGCAGACGTTAAGGCCGACACTACCTGGGTCCAGACTAACTATGTTGCACGGTCTTCGTTCACTGCCAAGGGAGCGCTAGTTGTAGGCAGCGGCTCCTCGTCTATTACTACGCTAGGCGTTGGAACAGCTGGACAGGTTCTTACGGTAGACTCTACTACTACGTCCGGACTTCGCTGGATGACAGGCCTGCCAACCGGAGTCGTCCTTCCTTTTGCGGGCAGTACGGTACCTACTGGTTACCTGCTGTGCAACGGTCAGGCAGTGTCTCGTACTACGTATGCGGGGCTCTTCGCTATCTTGGGCACCGCCTATGGTGCTGGCAATGGAACGACAACGTTCAATCTCCCCGACCTGCGTGGTCGCACCCCTGTTGGGCAGGACACGACCCAGACAGAGTTCGACGTTCTCGGAGAGCAGGGCGGGTCCAAGACTCACACGCTGTCTGTTGCCGAGATGCCGTCTCACACTCACGACGCAGGAACGAACGCAGACGGATTTGCTTCGCACCGTACCAATACTACGGGCGGATACTCTACTACTCACGGCAACACTGGAGGAGCGGCAGGATCGGACGTTTACAGCTATCGCCAGCCTTCGAATACAGGAGGCGGTGGAGCGCACAACAACCTGCAGCCCTATCTTGTTCTGAATTACATTATTAAGTTCTAGGAGAGATGATGGAACGTAGAGAAGATACTGTTATTCAGTACGAAAATTCGAAGACAAGTCCATATCGACTTACGTCTTCGTATACGCCCGGCTCGAGCAACGTGCAGATTCGTATCGAGACCGCCGAGAATTCGGCCTCTCTCGTTCTGCCCTGCGGTGCTATCACGGAGCTATCTGAGCTTCTAGCGCTGATTGCGCTCGATATGCCTGAGCCGGTCGAACCGGAAGAGATCGAACCGGAGGTCCCGGTCGAAGAGGAAGGAGCACAGAATGGCTAGGCAAGAAGTCATTATCATTGGCAAGGACAATGCAGGCAACGACGCGGCTTTGCCTGTTAGTTCAGCTGGCGGTATGGTGGTTGTGGGCAAGACCCAGCTAGGGGTAGAGCTACCTCTGAGAGTCGATGGAAACACCAGCCGTATCGAGGTCAGTATTCCTACCGGTACCAACGCTTCTCCTACCAAGCAGGAGGACGTGGGACACAGCTCTGGAGATATGGGCATGTACGTGCTCGGGGTCCGTGCTCCTGCTACTCCTGTAAGTCCCACGTCTGCTGCAGGAGACTATGGTTCGCTCATGCTCTCTGCCGAGGGAAAGCAGATCGTAGTAGGTCAGGGTGCAGAGGAGCATCAGTGGCAGGCTAATACGGCGCTCACTACCACTACCGACGTAGCGCTCAAGGCAGCCGCAGGAGCAGGTGTTCGCAATTACCTGACCGACCTTACGCTGGATAACACCGGTGGTACGGCTGTTCGAGCGCAGATCAAGGACGGTTCTACCGTACTTTGGACGGGGACTGTTCCTGCCAACGGTACTCTTGACAAGCAGTTCAAGACTCCGCTTCGCACGGGGGCGAACGCCACTCTCAACATCGCTCTGTTTGCCGCTGGTACGGTTAATGCCAGCGCGCAGGGTTACATCGGCCTCTAAGGAAGGAAAATAAAATGGGATATCTTGTTCCGGCTTCAGCCCCGATCAGCTGCTCGTGGCAGTGTCATCGCGATCGACCCAAGCCCTCGACAGAGCCTGGTACCGACCACGCCACGGCGTACGGTACCAGCATCCGTGCTGCAGGCGCGGGTACGATCGTGGACTCCAGCACCAGCACGTCGGGAGGTACGGGTCGCTACGTGACCATCGACCTCGATGACGGTCGGCGAGTTCGCTACCTGCACCTGTCGCAGGTGCTGAAGCGTTCGGGTCGTGTCAACGCTGGTGACATCATCGCCAAGAGTGGTGCTTCGGGCTTCGGCAAGGAGTGGGGCTACGGCGCTCACGTCCACACCACGCTGTTCCCGAAGCACGCCTACGTCTTCGGCACCAACGCCACGCTCGACTTCATGAAGTACGTCGGCAACTCGACTCCGGTCACTCGCGACCAGACGGTCGCCAACCAGCAGAACTTCCTGAACGTCGCTCAGGGCGAGAAGCTGGTCGAAGACGGTATCCTCGGCGGAGAGACCAAGGCGGCTATCGGTCGCTACCAGACGTACCTCCGAGGTCGCGGCTGGTACAACGGTGAGAGCGACGGCATCTGGGGCGCAGGCACTCAGGCCGGTCACGAGAAGCGGTACGCTGAGTGGGTCGCAGCCACGCAGGCACCGCCGTCCCCGCAGTACCACAACGTCACGCTGGACGACATCGCGTCGATCGGCAACGTCGAGGGCCTGCAGAAGATCGCTCGGCTGTACGTTCCCCAGAAGGTCGACAACCAGTGGGGTCCGAACAGCAAGAAGGGTCTCCAGCAGTTCCTCAACGTCAACTACGGCGGCTCGCTGGTCAACTGGCTCCGGTCCAAGTGGGGCTACGTCGGTAACGACCAGTTCGGCCCCGTGATGAAGGCCGCCCTGCAGCGCGCCAACGACGCGAACAAGCGAGCACTCTGATGAGTTCCCTGCTGCGAAACACTGTCTGGGAGAAGGGGGCGCTAGACGGAGAGCCTAGAAAGTACCGCGCTCTTGTCCGAGTGTGGCTCCCTATCTACGACGGCATTGCTATCGCAGCAGGGATCTTCGCTATCTTGTTTGGTAGTTCTCTCCTGGACCGCATCTATGGGGACCTGACAGATGTGATTGGAGCGGTCTATTCCTTTGTGGCATTCGTTTGCCTCATTGGAGTAGCCCACCCTCATCTCTGGAAGGTAGAAGTTATGGCTAAGATCGTACTCATTGGTATGTTGCTTAGCTATGTACTCGCGGTCCTCATTTCCCCCTCTCCCCAGCAGATCGCGTACGCATCAGGGCCTAGCTGGTTCGTCGCAGCAATGCTTTGCTGGGGAGTGCCCATGGCGGGTTTCCGTCTTACTCAGCTAGCTGTCGAAGAGTTCGAACGACAGGTACTGCGACGTGCTAAGGAGATTCGCAATGAGTGAAGGAGCCTGGATCGCCCTTATTGGGTTGCTGGCCAGTGGCGGTACAGCAGCAACCTTTATTGGGTGGCTTCGCTTTCGTAAGAAAGATCAGGTAGAAGTAGAAGCGCAGCGTCAAGTTGCTCTAGGTGAACTGTTCGACAATGCTAACGACCTGCAGCAGTATGTTCAGCAGCAGGTCAAGACCGCCGTTGCTGAAGCAATCGCTCCTCTCCAAAAGGAGTTGGACGATCTGAAGAAAGCATCTCATCGTATCCACGATGCCTTTCGATCTTTCTTCACCCTTCTGTGGGTATGGGATCGCGAAGGTCGTCGTGGTCCGATGCCCGCCGTCCCCAACGATATACTGATGGAACTTCGTCTGGGACACTTCCTCGATCTTCCGTTCGAGGATACAGAACCGCTACACCCCAAGGAGACACGTCATGAGTGACAACAACCCGACCCCTACCGAGACCCCGAACGTGGTCATCGAGAACCCTGCTACGCGCAAGAAGCTCAACTCCACGCTGAGCGTCTTCCTGCTGATCGTGGGTCTTCTCGCGCTGTTCTTCGGGTTCTTCCCGGAGCTTGCTCCCGAGGGCGACGTCGTAAGTCGTCTCGAGAGCTTCCTCACCGCCGCAATCACGCTGGTCTCGGCGTGGTTCGGTCTCGGCGTGACCAGGAACAACTACCCGGTTCGCTGAGTTCCGTGGTATAATTCGTCTAACGAAAGGAGATAGCTATGGCTTTCTGGGATGACCTGATCAGGAACATCAGTGGTCAGTCTAACACGCCCGCAAGGAAGACCTCTCAGGCTCCTCGTAGGGCGACTACCACGGTCTCTAAGACGGGTACGGTCAAGCCCGCACCCGTCGTGAACAGCGGCGGGGGCGGCGGTCGAGGAGGCATGGCGTCTTTCTCGGTCTCCGCCCCTGCAGCGCCGACTAGTCGACGTACTCGACAGGCTGCTACTAGTAGCACGCCTACTCCGGCTCCTACTCCCGAGTCTACTTTCGGTATTCCGGAGGTTACGGGGAATACGGGAGACTTCTCTCCGAAGGCCAACAAGACCGACGGCGTACTCGGCGGCCTTGCAGCGGGTCTCATTCAGATCAAGAAGCCCGAAGCCAATACGAACGCCATGGCCGATCGAGTCGGAGAGATTCTTGGCCAGGTACAGGATGCCAAGACGCAGCAGGCTGGTTCAGGCTTCACTTCGGTGAGCAATCCTCCGGCAGAGAGTGACGGCAATCCTTTCGGAGAGTTCGGTAACTTCCTTCGAGATGCCTTTACGGTGAAGCCACATAACCCTAACCTCGCCGAAGAACTCGCGGCCGCCAATGAGAAAGCCGCCGCTCAGAAGTCTGAGGATCGTGACGTGGGCGATCGTCTCCCGGCACTGTGGGACAACACTCTCGCAGAGACCTTTGCTCGCCCGTTCATCCCCTTCGATGAGAATAACGCCAATGACCTGGCAACGCTTACGAACATTCACCAGAGCACTGACTCCTTCCAGAATCAGTATACTCCTGGTAACTTCGAAGTCAGGCAGCTCTCTCAGGAAGAGTGGGATCGTCTGGACGTGAAGACCCAGCAGGCTATCACGGCCAACTACGCGCTGTACCAGGCGGCTCAGGCGGATAACGCTCTCGAAAGCCAGGAGCGTGAAGAAGGATATGACGACCTCGTGACGTCTATCTTCGGCTCCGAGGGCGGTTCTGATACCTATGCTCCGAACACCATTCGAGTTCTGAGCGAACTCGGTTATACGAATCTGAACAACGACCTGGACAACTTCCTTAATGGCGGCGCTATTCTCTCGGAGAACGAGCTGCTTAATGGGGTAGGAAACGAGGCCCGTCTCTCCGTGCTGGACGAACTCCAGAACAGTGTGGCGTGGGAGAATTCCAACCTCGTTCCCATGCTGGAGGAAGGTACGTCTCTTATCGAGTCGCTTCGTCAGGGAGATGCACTGAGCGCGGATACTCTCCGTCTCGCAGGCATTGAGCCGCTGGCCCTGTATGACATCGACCCCGAGCGTATGGACGCTCTCAACGGTCTCATGCAGGGTATGGCGAGCCGCGACCTGTGGGCGGCATTCGAGACTGACGCTGAAGCGGGCGACTCGTTCCAGGCAGACTTCGATGCTATCACGAGCGGCATGGACCCGTCTCTCGTGGCTCGATACTTCCGAGAGAACTATCCTCAGTACTTCCAGAACGCTGCATACGGCGACGCCAACACCTACATGACCCCCGAAGAGTTCTACGCCAACTGGCTCTCCTGAAAGGAATATCATGGCTAAGAAGATCGAAACCCTTGGTGAGCGGAACAAGCGTACGAACAAGCCCGTTGGTACGGGTACGGTTCTTGCTCCCAATGCTAAGCCGACGCAGGTCACTAACCCGGCGTGGCTGAATCCCTTGTTCACGGGCGGCAAGAGCAACGTGACTCTCGCTCCTCCGTCGTCTTCCAGCAGCAGCTCGACGAACAGGTCTCCGCGAACCACGGGTAGTCGCGGTAGTGGAAGCCCTGGCGGCGGTAGCGGTGGTGGCGGGGGCGGTATCTCTGCAGCTGAGGCATCGGCTCGTAAGCAGGGCAAGGACCGCACCCGTGCAGAGAACGCGGCTACCCAGGGCATCCTCGATGCTCTGTTCAACTCGATCCGAGGCTTCGAGACCGGACGGGATACTCAGCTGAAGAACGCTGATGATGCCCTCAATCGTACTCTCGAAGGAATCCTGGCCAACTACACTCTTGCAGTCGCTGACTACGAGGATTCTGCCAACGCTAACGCGGCAGACTATGACGCGAAGACGGCGGCCAATATTGCCAACCGTGCTCGCGAGCGGATGTCTCTCCTGCAGCAGGCGGCGAGCCAGGGCGCTGGAGAGACCGACCAGCTCCGTGCACAGGTTCAGGCCTTCCTGAACGCTAACGCCAACCAGCTCGAGCTGGATACCGCTCGTACTGACACCGAGCGATCGGTCCTTTCGCAGATCGCGAACGCCAACAGCACTGCAGAGTCTCAGCGTCGTTCTGCTTGGGCACAGAACCAGGAAGCTCGTGGCGCGGCCATGAATGACTTCTACAAGAACTACAGCGACACCATGACCAATGCTCAGCGCGTCGCAGCTCAGAACTCGAACATCGATAGTGACTACTCTGAGAAGTTCACTGCTGATACTCGTGGTATGAACCTGGTAGATGAAGCGTCCCGCTACGCCGGTCAGACATACCGCGAGGAAAAGCAGAGCGACGACTGGTACCGGAACTTCTCGGGTCGACGCAACGGCGAGAAGCGTCGTACTACCTCTGCTTCTCGTGCTGGGGCTACGACCATCGACGCACCCAAGTCTGCCGAGGGTGCAACCCTTAGGGGTCGGTGGTAAGCATGAACCCCGAAGTTGCTATGACTCTGGACGACGCTGTCGCCAGTGTTCTCGGGCGTTTGACGGGTCTGGACCTGTCCTACGTACCCGAGTACGATCGATACCAGGCCGTCACTCGCCAGCTCAACGAGGCTCTGCAGGCTGTCGCGCTCGAGAAAGAGTGGTCGTACTACTCTTCTACGGAAGACATCGGAGTTGCACATGCAGGAGACAGGGTCATCGAGCTTCGACAGTCCGTGCGACCCCGAGTCATCGGTGACGACTCGGTCCGGCTGGTGGACGAGAATACTGGACGTGTACGTGTGTGGGCGTCTTTCGTTCCTCGTGACGCTCTCAGTAAGTATCGTCATGTTGCAGAGCTGAAGGCTGCGTATACTCGATCTACGGTAGAGTTCAGCCGCGAGCTTTGGATGAGTGAAGATGGTCTTCGAATCCAGCTTCCTGTCATGCGAGAGCCTAAGCTCTTCCGTCTTCCGCCCGTGCCAGAAGACCCGGATGACCCGCCCGAGACGGTTCCGCAGGACGTTCGAGAGCAGCTGGTTGACTTCGACAACCCTACTCTCGTCATCGCCAAGGCCGCGTACTTCTATGCACAGTCTAATCCTCTGTGGCAGCCCCGTGTCCAGACTCTGGATGCCAACTACAAAGACCTCATGTACGCTCTCACTGAGCGTGACGGTCGAAACACCGACGCTCCGTACCAGAACGAGTGGACTCTCGGTATCGAGAGTGGTATCACCGATGTGAACCCTTGGTCTGGCCGCCAGCGTGCCGACTACGGTAGAGGATACTAATGGCTAAGGAAAGTGTTCAGGCGCCTATCGATCGTCCGCTGTCCCGCGCGTATCTACGCGAGTTCAGTGGATGGTCGACGGCATACCCTCCGGGTCTGTCTGACCCCACGTCTCTTCGAGTGATGGAGAACATCTACATCACTCGAGAAGGCGCTGCACGTATTCGACCTGGAATCAAGTCCGTGTTCACCGAAGACTGGTGGCTTGGTACTTCGGGTGAAACGATCGTGGGGTCGTTTGAGCACTTTGTCTATGACGAAACCTCTCGCATCGCTCTGCTGTTTGCGGTGCGCGGTACGACTGGAACAATCTCGTTCAAGGTTGTGGTCTACAACGAGGCTACCAACCGTTTCGACGATGCCGGGCCCCTGTTCCCAGGCATGACCTTCAGCGCAGATACGACGTACGTCAAGTACATTCAGATCGATAACAAGATCCTCGCACTGTCGGATGCACAGAACGAGCCTGCCATTCTGTTCAACGTTGGTGCGACAAAGAGTGCGAAGAAGATTTCCTCGGAGGGTCTCACTCTTCCTGCATTCACTGATGTCTTGACAGTCGTCCATCCTGACGCTGCATGGATTAACACCGCCAACAAGGTTACCCGTCCCGCTGCAGAGAATCCTACCGCTGGTTCTCTCATCAGCCGTCTCCCTGACGTTGGCGTGTGTACGATTACGATCGCCTCCCCTGCAGTGATTACCATTCCCAAGCATGGGCTCACTGTCAATCAGGCAGTTAAGTTCACGTCTACAGGCTCATTGCCTACCGGTATCACTCAGAATACTGTCTACTATGTCCGTACAGTGGTAGACGACGATAAGATCCAGATCAGCGCTACCGTCGGCGGATCTGCTATCAATACGTCCGGAAGTCAGAGCGGTATTCACAACATCTGGCTTGGCCCTCGTGCAGACGGATCTGCTGCAGAGTCCCCCAATACGTATTCGTTCGCGTACTTCTATACGTTCGAGACCGAGTTCGGCGAGAGTGCGCCGTCTGGTATCACCACTGTCAAGACTCAGCGAGGCTGGAGTCAGTGGAAGTTCAACGCTCCGGATGCCAACGGTAACGAGACTACCGCACTTGTGGTTGATTCCAAGCTTGCTATGGACCAGCTCGTCGGTATGCTCCCTGCAGGGCAGTATGCCGCAGCCAAGGCAATGGGCGCAATCAAGTGGAACCTGTACCAGTTTACCTGGAGCGACACCAGTCCCGTTCCTTCTGTGGCAGTGCTGGTCGGCAGTAAGAAGATTACTGCTGCAGGTACCGAGGCACAGGAATCCTGGATTCAGAACACTGCTGCAGCGCTTGCAGAGAGCTACGTCGTGCCTATCCCGAACGTTGAGAACCGTATCAACTACTCGGGTGCCCCGCTCTCTCGTCAGGGTATTGCCGTTGGCGATCGTATCGTTCTGGTCAACGATGGTCTCAACCAGGCACTCATCCGCTGGTCCGCGAACGTCCCGCAGGAGTACACGAACTTCTCGTCTAGCAAGGGCGGAGGTACTAAGGTTCTGTCTAGCGGTAACCTTCTGGTTCCTCTAAATGTTCAACTGTGGCAGAATCCTCAGTCAACAGACACGATCGTCATTCTCTGCAAGGGTCTCAATGGATATCATGCGGCTTATTACATGGCCCCCGCTTCCGTTAGCGGTCAATCTGATTCTACCCTCATCATGGGATTCGAAGAGACTACTGCCACGCCGGGGACGATCAGCCCTTACGGTGTCGAAGTGTTCAACAACAAGCTTTACCACCCTCTCGAAGCAGAGCTCATGGCCAGCTCGGCTCAGAACTACACGATCACGCACAAGACGATGACTACTGATATCGCGAACAAGTGGCAGCTGCTCGCGAACAAGGAAGACATCGTCTCTTCGCAGCACGACGGTCGTCTGTACTTCATCGTCAACAATCCCGAGGGCGAGCCTCTCGAGGACGACTGCATGGGCAACGAAATCTGGGTTATCGATGTTGGTGGAGAGAACCCTACATGGTCTCGCTGGCTCATTCAGGGCATCTCTCTTCGCAAGCTGCAGATCGGCGACAAGCTCTACATGGCGGTCGTACGACCGGATGCTATCTTCATTCTTGACGAGATGGCCTACGCCGACGAGTATGCAGAAGGTGCTGACACCCTGCTGAAGAACATTCCTTGGAGACTCGAGACTAATACTCTCGGGGCGAATCGTCAGCACGACGCTTGGGCGCTCTTGTATCAGGCATCCGTTCATGTGGGTGACTTCCTCGGAGCATTCGAGTGGGGCATTCATGGCTACGACGTGAATGGTGTCGAGGTACGTAAGAAGCACAAGCGAACCAAGTCTAAGCAAAATGACGACGGGGTCGTGCTCGAGAACGGTAGAGTGGTCGGGAACGTTGACCTCGGCGATACATGGGATCAGCTGTCTATTCAGCGCGACATGATGGAATGGACGTTCTACGCACATTCCGTCGATGCCCCTCCGCCTGGTGGTGGATCGCCGGAGACGTGGATGAGCTATGGTCAGATCGACTTCGTGCAGTTCATGATCACGCAGATGTCGACCAACGTGAACTACGAGGCTGGCTCTGTGCAGACGTTCGAGTACTTGAGAGATTCTCAGCGGAACTATGCGAATAGCCCTACTCGCAATGGCGTTCCTATGCCTCAGAATCTCCAGAGACCCTAGCGGGGATTGACCCGCTCGGGGCGGTTCCGTGGTAAAATGGGTGCCTAGCGGCCAAAATGGCCCCCAACCGCCCCATAACACTGGAGGGTTATCGTGCCCAGTCTTCCCCGTAAAAGCATTCTCTACAATGAGCTGAAGATCGCTAAGGAGAGTGGAGCGAACTTTGAGTTCCCTCCCGGCTCCTATGTGACCTGGACAGAGGCTCAGGTCGAGCGTCTTCACAAGAGCGTGTTCGGTGACAAGACCGAGAGCGTCTCTGTGGACGTGGAGCCGAACGAACCCGAGGTCATCCCGGAGGCTAGCGCGGCGTGGGACGCGGCCCTGGCGAGTGTGGCCACGCCCGTGCCGACGGCGGACGCTCCTGGCCCCGCCGCGCCCCCGGCATCCCAGGGGCCTACGGCCCGCGCGTGGGCTGAGAGCGGGGCAGCTACGGCCCGTCCGGAGGACGCTCCCACTGGTGATGACGACCTGCGTAATCACCCTGAGCTGTGGAGCCAGTACGCGCCGCAGACACTGGCTCGTCTTCTTCGCGTTCCGTTCAGTGACCAGAACGCGGACCGAGCAGGTCTGACCTTCAATACGCACGGTCCGAACGATCCTCTTCGAGTGGACTCTCTCGGTCGAGTGTGGTACCGTGACGAGGTCATGAAGCCCGCCATTCCGAAGCGACGGATGATTCGCCGTACGAAGACGATGTCGAGTGACGTTCAGGTCATCAAGACCAAGCGCCCCGACGGCGGCTTCGATGAGTCGTTCGAGATCGCAGGAGAAGACCAGCATGAGATCGAAGTAAAGATCACCATGCCCGCTTCTCAGGTGGGGGTCTATCGGGATCCCCGATTCCCCTTCAAGATCCATCAGTACAACGGTCGCCGTGCATTCGACCACGACGAAATCCGGGACTACTATGGTGGTCTGGACCTGATCCCGAAGTCGGTTCAGGACAAGACCATGTATATCGACGGCGATCTCTGCTACGATATCAACGCTGTTCGCGACGCGATCGAGCGGGAGTACAACATGAAAGTTCTCGGAAGGAACGTTCTCTGATGAGTGAAGCAACTAACAGCACCGAAAAGCTGACGGACGAGTTCGTCGCTGATCCTGCCTTCGACGCGGGTGATGACGGGTTCAAGCTGCCCGACCCCGACATCGAGTACGAGGACGACGAGGCATTCCCTCGTACTCCAGAGTTCCTGGAGGCTCAGCGCAAGGCGAGCACGCAGCAGTACGACCACACGATGTTCGAGTCGTGGAGAGTCGTCCTGCAGCAGTTCGTCATGGTCGCAGAGCACGGCATCACTCTGCCCCTCGCAGATGGGATCCTTCGGCAGTGGCCGTGGCTTCGTTACGCGGACCTGACGTCCTACCTGCAGTACCGCGCAGTCTACCTCAAGGAGGCCATTCGAGTCCTGGAAGCTCAGTTCCCGAAGCCTGAGGCAGAGCTTTTCCAGGAGGCGGAGGACGACTTCATCCGTCACAAGGAGTCCTACATCGACGTCATCGTGGCGTGGACTCGTCTGACCAACCGCTGGGTGGACATCTGGGACAAGGTCGATCCCAAGAGCCAGTCGAAGAAGGGCGTGCTGCACGCAGTCACGTCCGATCTCTCTGCTCTCCTCATCAACAAGGAGCTCGGACTCATCGAGAATCTCCGTAACCTGCACGGGTTCAACGAGAACATGACCGAGGAAGACGGGCAGGAGCTGATCGCTCGGATCAATGCTCCCACAGACGAAACGGACGTGCGATGAGCGATGGCACGAGCACCGAAGGCCAGTCGTCCTCTGGCAACGAGAAGTATGTTTCTCAGATTGATGACCTCTTTGCGCTTGCGTGGAACGAGGTCTACAATCCTGAAGAAGCAGCGCCAGCTTCAGAAGACGGAGCGTCTGATTCTCCTGCTGGAGCAGGAGAAGCGGGCGCAGCTACTTCGAGCGAAGGAGCTCCAGCAGGAAACGGAGATGTTGGAGCACCGGCTGATGGAGCTCTACCCACCGCAGGTGATCAGGCCGGTGCCTCTGACTCCTCAGCAGATACAGCAGCTGGAGAAAATGCCTCAGCGGATGCAGGTACTGGCGACGGAGGAAATGGAACTCAGCCCAACCCTGCAGGCCCTTCTTCGGAGGGACTCGACCCCGCAACCGTAACTCCTCTCTTCGCTCCTGCTCGAGAAGAGGCGTTCAAGCGGATGGAGACTTCGTTCCGACAATCCGCGATCCAGGATCTTCAGCAGGAGATCGATCCGGAGTTCCTGGAGGTTCTGCAGGAGGTTCCCGTTCGTCTGGTCGGTTCTGAGGTTCCGTCACTGGCACGCAATGCCGATCCTGGAGCTAAGATTCGTCTCAACGATTCTGCTCAGGCGGCGCAGTACCAGCGCGATCTGTCCGCTCTGCTGGAGCGCGAGATTACTTCTCGAGCTAAGCAGAAGGCCGATGACACCCGTCCTATGGCTACGGTCATCCAGGAGTCGTTCCTGCTCTTCGAGAACAACCCTGATCTGATTCCTGGTACCAAGGGATTCGATCGCGAACTGGCGACACGCTTCGCTGAGATTACCAATGACTACGCTGTGCGTGTCAATGGTAAGGTTATCGGCTATCAGGATATCAACGTCCAGCCGCTGATCAACTCTCTCCGTGCAGACATCGCCAAGCAGCGAGGGGCGAGCGGTGCTACCGCCGCTCAGCAGCGCGCAGAGCAGCAGCGTCAGGCCGCCGCTCAGCAGGAGCGCGACGAGGGCGGAAAGTTCCAGGCACCCCAGGGCGGTGTACTGTCTAAGGCAGGTAACCAGGGCGAGGCAGCTGACGACTACAGTGCATTCTGGTCGGGCGTTCAGATGCCCAACCCTGGTTCGTTGGGGATTTAACAGACTGGATGGGCGGCGGTCTCCCCACCCCCACAACGCACCGTCGTCCATCCTTAACCAGACTTCCTTGAAACGCGTTCAGGGAGAAACAAAGGAGAAATCATGACCGCTGCAGAAGATGCCAAGGCCAAGAAGGCTGTCGAGGACGCCGAGAAGAAGGCCGCCAAGATCGTCGAGGACGCCGAGAAGAAGGCCGCCAAGATCGTCGAGGACGCTGAGGCCAAGGCCGCAGAGCTCGAGGAAACCGGCGACGAGACCGACGGCGAAGAGGTCGAGGAGGACGCGAACGATCTTCTCAACCGTGCGTGGTCGAAGCTCGCAAGCGAGCTTGATGACGGCGTGGCCAAGAGCCAGGTGCTCGGTGCTCTGACCTCTGTGCAGCTTCGTGCTCGCGAGGTCGTTCTCGAGCACACCGCTCGTCGATCGGCGGAGTGACCATGGGCGACGTCTTTCCCGTATTCTACCGGCCCCGGCCCTACCAGCAGGAGCTGCATGAAATGTGGCGTACCAAGCGAACAGGAGTCGCTGTGTACCCCCGCCAGAGCGGGAAAGACGTCGCCATGTCAATGGAAGTCACGGATGCCAGGCTCCGGCGACCTAAGACTAACGGGGTGTACATTGCTCCAGACGCCAAATCGGTGCGCAACATTCTGTTCGACAAGTCTTACTGGGACCCTGTAGCTGGTCAACAGGTTAAGATGCTCCAGGACAACGTGCCTGAGGGCGAGGTCAAGTGGCTGAATACCATGATGACCGGACAGTTCAAGAACAAGTCCCTTCTTAAGCTCGAAGGATACTTCGAGAGTGGTAAAGACTCCTCGGGTGTTGGTACGTCGTTCGACGATTACTGCATCACCGAGCTTTCTCTCTTCCGTCGCGAAGATCCTATTCCGCGACTCCAGCCTATCATCGATGGAGAGCAGCCCAACACTCGTCTCATGGCTGTGTCCACCCCTCGTGGTAAGCGTAACAACCCTCTGTGGCAGCTCATGCAGTCCATGGACGGGCGCAAGGACTTCGGTCTCATCATTCGCACTATCGATGATCTCAATGAGATGATGCGCCGTCGTGGACTTCCTCCTGTTCGAACTCAAGAACAGCTTGAGCGCACGGAAGAAACATACTTGAAGCGCTTTGGTAACGCTCGTATGTTCAACCAGGAGTATCACGTCTCCTTCGAGGAGATGGACGCCGCAGCCGTATACGGTGAGGCGTACGGTCGCATGATTGCTGAGCATCGTGCAGACGCCTTCAACTGGAATCGCTCGCATCCTGTGTACGTAGCGTTTGACATTGGCTCTTCCGGCAAGCACTCAGACGCTACTGCGTGGATCGCATTCCAGTGGTTCAACGAGAAGCTCTTCATCTTCGACTGCGGGCAGGGCCACGGTCGTGCACTGCCGGAGTACATCGACGTACTTGCGGCTAAGCCCTGGTATGGTCAGCTCCACCAGATCATTCTTCCTTGGGACGCTTTGCATCACGAGACTGCGGTGCGCACGACTCCTGCAGACATGATGCGTCAGCGCTTTCCTAACGTCGCTGTTCTGGCTAAGGGTTCAAACATCTGGCAGGCCAAGGGTTTGCCTGATACCGATGCTGCAGACATCATCACGATGGTTCAGCAGGTACGTCTCCAGATGTATAACACATACATCAACGGGTTCTCCGAGCAGGAGAAGCGTGCCGGTCGAACTGACCGTCCTAACTGTGACGAGCTCCTAGACTGCATGGAGAACTACAAGTACGCGTTCGACAACAAGACGGGCGAGTACAGTCCTGTTCCTGTGCATGACAAGTACTCTCACTTGATGGACGCCCTCCGATACGTGGTGCAGGCGATCAAGGAACTTGACTTCTTCGGCCAGCTCTACGTGAGCGGCGGAGGCAACCGTACCGCAGACTACGAACAAGACTACTCAGGAATGTACAACTGATGCCTCTCAACAGACACAAGACCATTCGCCAGGCGCTGTCTTACGTAGACCGCAATCCTGACTGGCCAGAGATTCAGCGCCTCGATATGCCTATCTGGGAACTGATCTCTCGTAATCTCTTCGATATCGCCAACCACCCTAATACCAAGGTACGCGGCTCGCTCGCCCGAGCTACCAGAGCTCAGCGTATCTTGCTCGATCGTCTGACTGGTACGCGCCGTCAGGGTACCAACCCTGCTGTGCGTAACTCTAAGAGCCTTCAGCTCCTTGACCTGACGAAAGACCTGACGGAAGGACAGACCAATGGAGAAGACTCCGCTCGAGAAGTTGGATGATGCTATCCATCTATTCGTGCAAGAGACTGCAGGAGAGAATGCTCCTGCTCTACACGGATGGGCGCTCGCTTTCGAGACCTCTAGACTAGAGCCGGACGTAGAGCTGTTTCCTCTCGCCACTGCTCAGAACTACTCGTTCGGCCCCCAGACGACTCCGTCGCAAGCGATCGGATTGTACCGCTACGCGGGCACTGTTCTCGAGACTTACCTCGTAAACCAGACTCTGGGGCTATCATGAGTGAGGCGACGAGCGGAGAGAAGCTCCGTAACGAGAAGCGCAAGGCAGGCGCGATTGCTCGCCGCATGCCTAGCAACATTCCCGAAGAGCACCGGACGACCGATGATACCCGCATCGAGTGGCTCTGGAATCAGCGTCTGATTGTGGTTCAGAATATCTACGTACACACGTCTAACATTCGGGACCGCATGGCCTGTGCTCTGATCCTCGGCGCGGCATTCCAGGCCAACCTAGCTTCGATCGAGCTGGTGTTCAAGCGGCTTGAAGGAAGCTCCGTGGTGGATACAGATATCATCGATAAGGATGACGATACTCTCATCCTATAGAGGACTTGAGGTATCGGGGAGCTCGCCTCTCTCAGACAGTGGAAGAGCGTTAATAGGATTATTCCTCAATCGTTCTCTCCACTGTCTTTCCTTCTCCACCTGCTTGTGCCGAGCGTACCAACGCTTGTACTGCTCAGGCGTAAGAAGATCCTTGGGTCCAGCCATCATATCTTTCCTCTAGCTCCTCTAGCTCTTTAAGCTCTACCCACGTTAGAAAGAACCGGTGCTCTCTGAGATACTGGAGCAGTTCCATACGGTTGATCTCGTGGGCTAGCA